TTAGGGATAGCGGATGGGCGCGATAAAGCCGAGTTCGAGCAGCTGCCTGGAACCCGAGAATCGCGTCGAGCATGCATCGGAAAAGTCGAATTCACCCGTCTCCTGAAGACCCTCCAGCATCTTGCGGTAGACGGCCGCAGCGTCGAAGTACTGCCCGTCGGCGACTGCCTGCTCGATCTTCTCTTTGTAGTCGGAGAAGAACTTGAAATGCAGCAGCACGCCGGAGACGGCGGGGAAATTCCTTTCGCAGGGCAAGGGCTGGTGAATGCTGACGCCCAGGCTGCATTCCTTGTCCCAGAAGATGACAGGATATTTGATGAGTTCGAGCAGATGGGCGAATTTGCGCTTGCGCGGGCCGCCCGTGATGCTGATCGCCCGCTTCGTATAGCTGATCTCGTATCCGGAGCCGTCGAAATGATCGGCGATTTCCCACGGCATGCGGCCGTCGTCGCTGTCGAGCGTGGCAGCCCCGAGCCGTCCGGTCGGATACATGTCGAGCATGGGGGCTGCGAGGCGCTTTTCCCCTCTGCTCTCCAATGCCTGCAGAAGCGCACCGAGCGGCCGGTTCTCGCAGTCCTCGTAAATCAGGAACTCGTCGGAATCGACATTGAGATACCACCGGTCCCAGCCATAGCGCTCGAAGAGAGCCTCGCGCCATTCACGCCCCCTGCGGGCATCGCGATACCGCACCGGCGAACTCCAAAGGTCCACATCGGCCTGCGCAAGCAGATAGTCCCGCGTCCCGTCCGACGATACGTCGTCGACGCAGATGAAGCGGGTAACGCCGAGCCCTCTGTAGTGCGCCAGAAACGACGGCATCAACTTGCGATCGTTATGCGTATTGAACACGACGGGAATGTCGCCTTTGCCGAGAGGCCTCTGGCCGCCCTCGGTCAGGCATGACATTTCGATCGGTCGCCTCCGCTTGCGAACACGCGCCGTGAGCTTGTAGGTCTCGTACCGGGTAAGCACGCGATCGAATATCCCTCTCCGATCCCGCTCATTCTCAGCTTGGCGAGAAGGATAGTGAAGATCTTTCAAGGTTCGCTCCGATCGGCCGCTGCAGGAGGATGCGTTTATCGGCATCGCCACGGGAATTCAACTCCGCCGCAACTCGAGGCGCTTGCCGCCGCAAGACTTCGGGCCAATGCGCTAGAACGCAAACGGATACCGCGGTCGCAGGCTCCGGGTCCCCAACTTGACGAAGTTCTTGAGTTTTCCCGGAATATGTTCGCGCCGGTCATAGGCCTCCAGGAGGTTCGCAGATCTGCGATCCTCGTGGAAGCGGGCGATCCACTCTTCCGTCAGATCGTCGCGCTGGACTGCCATTGATGTCTGCAGCTGCGCCGGTAGCGGCACCTGCAAGTGCTCCGCCAAGTGGCTGACGAATGGAATCGGATCGGCGGCGAGCTCCTCGTAGACGAATTCGGCAAATTCAACGCCGGTGAGTTCCAGATAGCTTTGCCAAAAGGCATAGCTGTCGCGAATGTAGAAAAAGCATCGGGCGATCTGCTCGAAGTCGTATTGGGGATTGGCCCTTCCCTCGACGTGAGCGGCAAAACTACGTGTTTGCCTCGCCCGCGCATAGGATATCGCCTGCCTCAGCGTATCCCTGCGCCGCAGGAATACGAGCGCAACGTCATGCATGGCGAGGCAATGCTGAATGAAATCCCTTCCATAGACCTCATGCGTCACGAAAAGCTGGTTCGGGAATATCTTCGAGCCGAAGACGCCGTTCGGCGTAGAGCACTTCCTGAGGAGTTCCTGAAAGAATGCGTCCCATGACAAGGCGCCGGTATCCAGCCGATGGATCTTGGGCGAGAGCCACTCGCTCGAGCGCCCCATATTACCGGCGCCATTGACGAGCGAACCCAGCCAGTTCGACCCGCTTCTCGCCTCCGTAGGAGCAGATAACCTCGCATGAACTCTCCGTCCGAACTCGCTTCGAAGTCCCAGCCAGGCGGTCGTTAGAGATGAATATTGGCTTTTTTAGCACAAGCTGATGATCCGACGGTTCGAGACCATCCGAGAAAGCCGCCTTAGATTGGCTTGACAAATTCATTGGACGAATACACATGCGTGTGTATTGTCGTATCAGATGAAGAGCGGCGACATTATTGCAGCATTGCAGAAGGACGGATGGTACGAGGTTGCGACCAAGGGCAGCCACGTTCAATTCAAACATCCGAAAAAGCACGGCCGGGTTACCGTTCCTCACCCGAAGAGGGATCTACCAATCGGTACCCTCAGGAGCATTGAAAAGCAGTCCGGTTTGAAATTGAGGTAAGGCCATGCGCAACTATATCGGATTGATCCACAAGGACGCCGAGAGCGATTACGGCGTTTCCTTTCCTGATTTTTCCGGCGTCGTGACCGCCGGTGCCGACCTCGACGACGCGCGCGCTATGGCAGAGGAAGCCTTGGCCTTGCATATTGAAGGGCTGGTAGAGGACGGCGAGGCCATCCCGGAGCCCTCCTCCCTTGAGGTTGTCATGTCCGACGCCGAGAACAGGGATTGCGTCGCTATTCTCGTCGCGGTGAAAACCGAGGCAAAAAGAGCCATTCGAGTGAACGTTACGCTTCCCGAAGGTGTCCTGAAGCAGATAGATGCCTTCGCCGAAGCCCACGGCCTTACGCGGTCTGGATTTCTTGCTCGTGCTGCAACGCACGAGATCGAACGGGCAAATGACGGCCACGACGCCTATGCGGAATCCCGCTTGTCGGCTTTGGGCACTTCCAGCAAAAATGTGTAACGCTTTTCCATGCGGAAGCGCGTACTTTCAAAAGCTTGGAACGAGTGTCCATGCCTTAAGCAAGGCATTGGTATCCGGCAAGCAATGAACGGATCTTTGAGAAGAAGAGAAGAATGGTGGGTGATCACGGGCTCGAACCGTGGACCCGCTGATTAAGAGTAATCTATTTTTAGCTGAACAGCCTACAAATCAAGTAAAGCGGTTTCCAATGCCGTGCGATAACTACACCTGAAAACGCGGAACGTTTCGTGAATTGGAAACCGCAAATTAGGTGTTCTTTGGCTGATCTGCAACAGGAATTTCGAATACAGCCGCGTCGCGGCCTGATGCCCTCAGATGACCACACGGTCTACTCGCTACGGCATAATTTCCAGACAGGATCGAGAAGGCCGGCTGCTCCGACCGCATGCAGCCCGACCTCATGGGACACGAATTCGGCCGTCCGCGATACGGGTCTCAGAAATTTCTACCAAGCATTCCAGTCAGTTCGGGAATACGCCGGACTCCTCCAATCCCCGCAGTAGTTGCTGGTACGTCAGCGGTCGGTCTCGCATCAGTTCAAGCAACTTCAACGCCGCAGCGACGCCCTCGGGACTTTGCGGGTCCCGTTCGTGCAACGTGCACCAATCGTGCAACACGTCGCGCATGATTACGATGTCTTCTGGTCTGTAACTGCCCTGAAACATCGCCGTGCCTCTTCCCCTCAGACCAATATTGATTCCAAAAAATGCGGGAGTTCGCAACAGCTTCACGGACCTCTGTACGCCATCGAACGCGCCCTCAGGCCGCGATTATGAGCACCTAGGGGGAACCGAGCGGGACCCTAGGCGTTCCCGACCATAGAGACGGAAAATTCTCATGGACAATCAAAGATATAACCTGAAGCGTGAACCGGATGGGACCTGGACGGTCTTCGACGTCTTCTCGGGGGAACCAGCGGTCTTAGGCCCCGACAGGCTCTCCTCGCAGCTCAGCCCTGAGGAGGCCCATGAGGTCGTGGGTCTGCTCAACCTTTTGGATGCCCTTAGGCGGGACATCTTGGAGCCCCCTCCGACGATCCATTAGGGGGTCTCTGCGCGTTCTCGATATGCTGATATCTCGTGGATGCCCTCGCCGAGGTGCCGTGAAGTGGCTTCGGCGAAAGCACTAAGTGGCACTCAGACGCTGGCGGCAAGACGGCCAATTCGGGAATTATTTCGGGACTCAGTGACTCGGATTTGCATTTGCCGTTCTCGGCCAATGCACACGGTCGTGACAGCATTTTACTGGACTTCAGGTTGTATTTTTGCTTGAAAGCAATCCGACAACAGGAGACCTGAATGACAGACTCGGAAATGCGCGCCACCGTCCAAGCCACCTTCATGATGCTCCAGAAGTTGATAGTCGAAGTTGCCGCAGCGAAAGGAGATGAAGGTTCTGCTTGGATCGACGCCTTCCGTGATGACCTGACCTCAGAAATGAAGAAGGTCGAGGAACTACAGAAACGCCGTGCAGATACTGAGCGCGCCGCAACATCACGGATGCTGATCGAGGGCGTAGCAATGATGGCGAAGCGCGAGCTTGAGAAGCAACGCTCTTCTCCGATCAGCTAGGCAGACTCAACTAACGAACTCCGCCGGTCTTGGTGCCGCTTTGCGAATTGCCCGCGCCGGGACCGCCCTGTGAAACGCCACCCCCATGGGAGCTACCCGGGTTCGTCGGATCTGGGCCGTTGCCCCAGCCGTTGTTGCCTTTAACTTTTCCGCCGCCCCCGCCGCCGCCAGACTTGGCGATTGCATTCGACGTTAGGCTGGTTGAGAGCAGCATTGTTACGGCCGGAGGTGTTACAATCGCAAAACGACCACAACTTTTCAGAAATTCACGCCGATCATCGTCGCTCTTTGACGGCACTTCATTTGGCATTTCGGGCATGAACGCCTCCCTCCACTTATCAATGAGACTCGTGGAGTTTGCCATCACAGGTTGGCGCTGGATATATACGGTTTTATATAGGACTGCGTAGAGGAACGGAGGCCCGCCTCGCTAACGGAGCGCAAACACGGTCGCGTCGTCTGCCCGTTCTCTGATCCCTTTGAATGACGCGTGCCGTAGCTTTCCATCGTCGGTCCAGGCGCGATATTCAACTTCTGCGACGAGCACCGGCTCGGTGAAGACGGCATTCTTCCGCCGCAGGTTCACTGCCGGTTTTTTCGTAACGATCGATGCGAGGACGTTGCGCAGCTCGCGTGATAGATCGTGCGACCAGCCCGTGCCGCAGCCGCCGACGTAGACCAGATCGTCATTCTTGCGAGCGGCCAGCAGCAGCCGACCGAGATGACCAGGCACGGTCGAAGGCTCGAAGCCGACGATCACGAAGCTATCCCGGCGCTTGCAGGTGATCTTCTGCCACCACTCGCCGCGGCCTGAGCGATAGGGCTTCTCGACGTGCTTGGCGATGATGCCTTCAAGGCCGTGCGCGCAGGCGACGCGAAAGAACTCGTCACCATCCGCCTGCACTTCTTCCGACAGCCGGATGGACCTTTCCCGGCCGGCGACGAGCGGCTCGAGCAATCGCACGACAGCTTTTCGATCGCATAGGTGACCGGAGCATGCCGGGGCTGCTCTCCGAATTCTCCAAGGCGCTCGGTTGCCCCAAGAGCGGCAACATCCAGCGCGATCGTTGCAGGCTCACATATGACATGCCGTCGGGAGAGCCGCCCGTCTCTCGAAGGAGCCGGCTGGTGATGCGGCCCCAGCCGGCGCTCCAGAAGAGATTACTTTCGCGAACCTTCCCGAATGGTGCGACGTCCTGTGCAAGTGCCGGAGCTGCGGCCGCATCGATCGACTAAATCGGCGCGCTCTGGCCGCGCGCTTCGGCAAAAGACAAAGCATCCTTCAGTTGGCGCCAAGAATGCGATGTAAGAGGTGCGAGAACCGAGACGGTAACACGATCTTCATAGGAAAGCCCCGGCAATAAGCCATCGCGCAGGCTTCACTTACTCTGAAGATAGTCCATGACCTTCTTTCGGTCCGGCCCCGCCTCGCGGATCGCCTCTAGCGCTTTTTGCCGAGTCACCTTCGCCTCTTTCATCAAGTAGGCGACCTCGTGTTCCTGTACGGACACCAGCTCGCTGTCGCGGCCTTTCTTCTTTGGATTGTCTGCCATGTGGTTCCTCCATGATGAACCATGAAGGATAGGACCCGACCGGCCGCTGGCAAGGCGGGAACCTCATGCCCGGTGACGTGTTCACCTGCCGAGGGAGTCTACAAAGAGAATTATGATATGCACTCGCTCGATCTGGCCGGTATCTTAATACTACTTATTGTCATTGCACTGTTCGCCTTAGCATGGATCGCGCTTTGAGACGCAGCCCTCACTTCGCCAGCGCCAGCCGGCTCAGTTTTCTTTGGAACCATCCGCTAGGCCCGCGGTTAGAGGGCACCGCTGACTAAGGCGGGCTGCTGATGAAAGATTAGCGTGACGTTCTCCAGAACTGCTAGGCAGCGCCTTTCTAGCTTCGGGGTGCTGCCGTTTTTTTCTAATTTGACTTCTTCATTTAGTTTTCGGGAACCAACCACGGTGAGTTTGGCTGACACAAACAGAGCTGCAGGGGAGGAGGACCGCTGCAGCTCCGGACGCGACGTGGTCATTTATGTAGATGGGCTCATTGCCCTGTTCCATCCAAGGGAACCGCTTCGAACGTCGCTTGCCCATATTTTACTCTCACCGGAAGCGGAATCAAAGCGAAAGCGGGGGCTTTATAGGACTTTAGTCTGGTTCATCAATGACAAACGTCTTAGGCGCACCGCCGCGCGAAACTTTTCAACCATGTCGAGAGTTACTACGTCCGAGCGTCGGCCTCGTCGAGCTCCAAGTGAGTGGCGCCTCAGGGCTGCATAGTTCGTCCCTTCTGGGCAGCCCTGAGGCAGCACCGCCACAGCGCATGGGAATTGGTCGATGCAAGACAGAGACGAATACGGCCTACCGGGGCAAAATGCATCACTCGACGGGACCACTCGATCAGACACACCAAAGATAGGGGTTGCGGAGCGGCGGAAGCTGGTGGGCGTTCACCGCGAACCCGATCCAAGACGCCTGAAGGCGCTGGAATATCTCGGCAGAAGGTTGTTGTAACATCGTTGAAAGTGCCAATTCACCTCAAGCAACCGCTCGCAACGTCATCAGCGCTTCTTCAAGTCGGGAAATGGATCTCGCCCCAACGCCTTGGCAATCTTCCGCCAGTCATGTCCGCCCATCCCGGGTATTCGCAGCAATTCGGCAGTCGGCAGATGTTGCATATCTCCGACCACCTCATACCCGATCATGTTTAACTCCCGGAGAAGCCAAGGCCTGAGTTTCAAGTCTGCCAGTTTCGTGTCCATGCGAACAAAAAAGCAGACCGAAGCGCATCGCGCAATTGCATGATTATGCAAATCAGCGCCGCAGTTGAGCGCCGTCGCGCTGGCTGGCCTCGATCCTCTGAAGGATTTCTCGCATCACACGTGTATCGATGGAAAGGCTGTTTAGCGTGTTCTCGACGGCCTTCATTGACGTCGCCGCTTCGGCCGCCTGTTTCTCCACCGCCGAGATCCGGAGCTCATGATTGTCGATCTGCCGGAGGGAGACTTCGGCAGCCGTCAGGCGCTTGTCGAGGCGATCGATGGAGTTAGCCTGCGAATCCTGGTTGGCGTTCACCCTCTCCCAGGTTGCGCCCCACGCTATGAGGCCGCCGGCAAAGCCGAACAGGATCACAAATGTGTTGAGGTTGAATTCAAACCTCCATTTCGGAGTTGCGACCATCTTTTCGGTTTCCTGTGTTTCAGACAATCCCCTGCCCTCGTAGTGTGATGCGATTTACTGCTGCGCTTCGCCGTGGCGGGCGCATTCCGCTTTCGTCCAGACAGCCGCGGCACAGATGCCAACGACGGTCCGATCTATCTTCCGCTGGTCCGCCGCCGTCGCGCCGCGCGCGCCGATCAGATCAGTGCCCACCACCCGGCGAAGACCGTCGGCACTTGCCGGCGCCGAAGTCCCACATCCCTGGAGGGCAAAGGTCAAAGCGAGAGCGGACATCGTCCGCAGTGCGGCCAGCTTCATTGTTCTGCCTTTCAATTGAGGTTCTGACGTCGTCGCCGCCCTGCCGGTAGATCCAAGCAACGATGGCGGCAACGATGGCGAGAGCGGTGGCGGCCGCGATGAGGCGAGGAGTGGTAAACATTCACGCCATCCCCTCGACCTGCTTCGCCACCGCCTTACGGTCGGCGTTCTTCCGCCAGTAGAGAAAGCCGGCAATGCCCCCGAATGCGACGAGGATCAGGAGGAGGTTCTGCCACGGTATGCCGCCGATCGCGGTGAGCAGCGAAGCGCCGCCGCCGATGACTGACGGCGTGATCACCTCTTTCGACTTCCACCACGGCGCATCGAGGCTGGGCGGCGTGACAGGAACCGGGACCGGCTTCTCCTCGGTCACCGGCGCGGCTTTGACCTCCGGCCGTGCCGCTTCGCCCGGGGTGAGAGCCACAAGCGCCGTATGCATCGCAGCACGGGTTTTCGGTCCGACATCGCCGTCGACCTGCAGCCGCTGGTCGGCCTGAAACTGAAGGACGTTGTCGGCGCGGTAGCCGAGCAGCACGAGCGAGATGCGGGCGAGCCGGTCGAAGCGATCGGAGAGGCCGTTCTTTCCACCGTTGATCTTCTTCGTAATGGTCTCGGCGTCGCCCTCGTCGGCCCAGCGGTTAAGGTCGCGGGTGTGCCAATAGAACAGAGGCACCAGGCCTTCCCAAGGATCGGTGTTGACCGCATCCGGATTCTTGAGGAAGTCGGGGCAGTCGAGACCGGCCGCGCGGCACCAATTGCGGAACTGGCGGTAGTTGTCCTTGCCGGTGAGCTGCATGCCGGTTCGGCCGCGGTATAGATATCCGTCGCCGTCCCTCTCAGGCGTGTTGCCGAGATCGGTGCGCGTGTCGTAGCGCTGCTGCGCAGGCGTCGGGCCCCAGATCTCGCGATCATAGCGGAAGTCTCCGCTTTCATGCATGAGCTGGGCGAAATACTGGGCGAGACGGTGCGGCCGATCCATGCCGAACCGGTCTCCGTACTTATTCAGCGCCACGAGCACGGACGCGAGGTTGCTCTCGTTCACCCCGCCCTTTGCGGCAGCGCGAACGTGCTGAGCGGTGATGGCGCTCATTGAAGTCTCCTGGTTGTCGTTGGGGATTATTCGGCGGCTGGTTTGTGGTGGCCGGCAGTGTTCGGGCTTAGACTGATATTGGTCGTCTCGTCCTGGCAGGCGGCCGGAGGCTCGTCACCGGCCCGCGGCCCTTGACGGGCCTCGCCTTTGACCCACGTCAATGGAAATGGGACTTGAACATGGACGATAGCGAAGCGAAAAGCGCCGGCCCAAACGAGCCGACTTCCGACCTCTCAGAGATCGCGGTACGGTGCGCCGCTTCGAATCTTTTGGACGTTGCGGCACAGCTTGCCGGCCTCGCTGAGGATCTCAAGGCCCTGAACGGAAGACCGATTGAGCCCATTTCGGTTATGGTCGAAACCGAAAGATCAGGCTGAAGCAAGCCCTTCCTGGATGAATGTGTGGCTGTGGCTTCAGCTCCAGGACGCAGGCGATACCCTCTTCCTCCCCGTAAGGACGAGCCCGTTAAGCCTGTTAGCTGAATGGTTGGAGGACCTGATCTGTGGTTTTCTTCTGTTAGGAGCCGCCTCATTTACGGCGGCCAGAGGCTCGTTGCTAACCGGCGGCGGGTCGACGAGCCTCGCCCAAAATACTCCTGGTGGGTGCGTACAGCTGACCCGTGGTCCTCGGCCGGATCGCGGGTCTTTTGTGTTTTGGAAAGCAAAAGCCCCTTCTCTTCTCATCCCCCGAACATGAGTTCGAGGGCGACGGGAAGAGTTTCCCGAGCCATGTTTCACCTTACTGTTTGGGTGGAAGTTCCTGCGTAGATGAATTGTCGAGCAGGATCGCCGCGCCGGGAGGCACGGTCTTATCCATCTGATTTTCCTTTTGGGTTGGGAGAGTTTAGACCCCGCACAGCGGGATCATTGTGGAACTTATTCCTAGCGGGCCCGTTCAGACCGTTTAGCTCGACGAAAAATGCAAGCGTTCGCTATGGATGTGAGAAAGGCAGGAATGGCCCGGTTGTTTTTGGCAGCCCCAGATCTGCGTGCTTGCGCGTGGATGATGAACAGCCCCGCATTTCTGAAGCTCTGCGTGGAGTACGAGCATGCGTGTCTGCGGCGCGACGTCCTTCGCTGCTCAGCCGAGAAAGACGACGAGGCCCTGCTTAGATCCGAGACGGAGTGCAAGAGCCTGGAAGCTGCTGCAATTGCTTACATTCGAGAGCAGCGGCAATTCTCCGGACTTCGTTGAAAACGAGGTCCTCAGGGAAGCAGCGCGACGACAAGCGACGCGACAAAAGTAACGGCGGCGAAAGTTGCTATCCATTCTATGACCTTGACGCGTACGGCAATGCGCATCGCCTTTCCTCCTTTGCTGCGTCCCTACCAGCAAACGCTCGGCAATGCCGGAATGTTGCGTCACGGCCACTCAAACGCCGGCAGCTCGGCCATGAACCCTTCCACGCTCGGCTGCGCTCGCTCCCCAGCCGTCACCTTCGCCAGCTCGGCCGTGGAATAGGTCCACACCGCTGAGCGCCAGGCGAAGAGCGCCTCACCCTCGGCCGCGAACTGCGGGTTCGGATCGCCGCGATAGGTGATGGCGGTCTGGATGCCGTCATATTGCCGCTCACGCGCCTTGGCATCGAGATGCGCCTGGATGGCGGCCGAGTATTGCGCTTGGAGTCCTGCACGCGCCTCTGCCGCCTTCTGCTCGGCCGTGACGACCTTGGACAAATCAACCGTCCACACTGGCGGTCTCCTCTTCAATTTCGATGGGATCGGCCGCGGGCGCCGGATCGGCCGGCAGGGCAACGAGCCCATCAGGCGGGTCGATGAGTGGCGAAGGAAATGCGACGGCCTGAGAAGGGCCGGGGCCATGCGGAAGGATGAGCGTGAGGTGCAGCTTCCCGCCGACGCGCTCGATCGGACCGGCGATCCATTCGCAAGGCACGTCACCTGCGGGGATGGTAGCGCCGTCCGGCAAGGAGCTGAAATCGAAAGGAGCGCCATTGATTGTGAGAATATCGCCGGCTTTCGAGACCTCGATCGCGTCGTCGCGCCGCTGCGGAGAGAGATTGATACGCATTAGAACCACCTGCCGATCGCACCAAATCTGATAGTGTCACTTGCCCTCGATGACGCCGAATAGGCTGCTCCTACCCATGAGCCGAAAGCCGTTCTAGCGTTCACCCAGCCGTTAATTGTTGTATGTATGTGCCCGAATCCTACGGGCTGAATACCTGTGAAAAGGACCGGCATGGCGGCGGACACCGCGTTAGAGTAGAAAAGGTTACCGGTCACCTGGTTCATCGACACGGTTATTTCCGGTGACGTGCAAATCATGGTGCCGTCGGCAAATTTGACGTACTCCCCATTGGCGTTGCTGCCCCGTTCAATGACGGCCCCCGCAGGAAAGCCCGCGGAGTTTGATACGGTCCCAACAACCGGTAGCTCAACAATCGTCCAGTCCGTCCAGCTTGTGCCGCCGTTGACGGTGTTCCTCCTGAAGACCTGGTTGTTGTCCCGGTAGAAATACTGAAACACGGCATTGGTGCTTCGCTGGAGAACCACGAGCGTCCCTGTCGTCGCTGCCGAGGCGGCTCCGGCATAGGTGTTGGCCCAGTTTCCGGACAGGGTATAAACGCCGGCAATGGTAATGGTGTTTAGATCGCCATCGATCAGGCCAACATCGCTGTTAGCAGGGGATCGAACGGAGCCACCCCATACAGGACCAAGCTTCAGCAGTGCGTCGAGCACACCCGTCGACGAAAGCAGGTCGCGCCCCTTCGCCTTGATATCCGCAAGCGTGGCCGAATTCGCTCCGGTGAAGTAGGCGAGCTTATCAGCGGCCGGCGTAAGACCGGCCAGCGCCGTGAGCGCTGCATTGTCGAGCCGCTGGATATAGGTCGAGAGTGCCTGGGCGTTGACGGTCTGCTGCTGCAGATAGGCCGTGTCGCGGATGATCCAGTAGCCCTGCCCGGCCGACGTGGTACCGCGCCAGGGCTTGGCTAGCGTCAGTTGCGTGTTGCTGTCGACGGAAAGGATCGGGACCGGGTTGCCGTTGCTGCTGTCGAGGCCGAAGAGCCCGCCGACAATCAGTGCCGTGGCCCAGGCAGTCCCGGTGCCAGTCACCACGGCGCTGCCGGCGGTCACGGAAACCGTGCCCGTTACATAGGGTGTGGTCATGTCAGATTTTCCTAAGCTGGGATGCCGAGAATGTAGTAGCGGATGCCGAGCACGTTATCGGCGCCGTCCGTGCGCCACGTGCCGGGGTCGTCTGCATCGTTGTAGTAATCGCCGGGCTGGCCGCGATTGGTGACAAACGTTGCGCTTGTCTGTGTGAGCCGGGAATGCGAGCTATCACCGCACTCAAAATTGCTGTTGCTCGAATAGACGCGTTGGCGCACCGATGGGAGCTTGATAGCTTCTTGCCAGCTCCCAAAATTCTGTTCTGAGCCGCCACCGTGCTTGGTCATATATTTGACCATCGGAAACATTCCGGCCGCGTCGAAATTGATCACCGTTTCGAGCGGGCTTCCTACCGCTACATTGAAATAACCCTCCGCGATGATCTGAACGCACGGCCACCGGGTATCTATGACGATATCGGCCCATGACGGTGGGTTGGCTGAGCCTGGACGCAAGAACTGCACGACGTCCTGACCGCCCTCGGTGAACTCCCGAAGCACGCGGTTGCTGCCGCTTGTCGGACTATCCCCCGCATCGAGGTAGAGCATAAATCGGGCACGCATTGCCCCGGACGCGTTGAAATAGATACGTGAACCGCTGAACCAATAGTCAGCCCCTACGCCGTCCCCCAAGTTGGGCGTCCACGGATAGTAGATTGTTGATCCCGTGTAGAAGTGAACGTCGAGAGCGATGGTGTTGGGCAAGGTGATGCCCGTTTCATAGAACGACTCTCCCGCAGGGATCGCGATGTCTGCAGCCGCGATAACCTTGACTGGAACGCGTCGGCTGTCGAAAGCGACTTGCCACTCGGTCGCGGTTTCTGCGTTGTAGCCCGGCTTAGCAATTACCATCTTGTCCGAGCGAATGATGATGTTCTTTGCGCCGTTCGGCGCCAGTGTGGGCGCCTCGAGCGAAGGATCCTCATTGCCGGGAAGGTTCCAGACAATCAGGCGTTTGTCTCTCGACTGAAAACGGTTGTAAGCGTCGTCAAGTGTGGACGTGGTGATGTGCGCAAAGGTCCCGTAGGTAAACGATCCATACTGACTGACGACGCCGCTGAAGTTCTTCACCCAAGGCTCTTGAGCCCAGTTGCCCATGAAGAAATAGCCGCCCTGATCGTTGTAGTATTTGCCGGAATACCGGCGCTGGATGCGTTGTTGATTGAACCGTCCCGTGTTCGTCCGCGTGGCCTTCACGTCGAATAGCGGCATATTGTATTTCATCTTCGGGAACGCGGAGTTCCTGAAGAACCACCACGCTTCCCCTCCGCCTTGACCGAGCGCTTTTTGATAGTTGCTAGAATTCGAGCCCGCGGGGAAATACTGGTATGTACTCCCACTGAAGCCCGAATTGATAACCTCGATGTGGGCGATCGAAGCATTGAGCGCATATTTCGAGTTGTAGAGGAACTTCGACCGCTGGCTGTCCGGCGTCGTGCGCGGATTGTCAGCGTCATTCTTCATGATTTTGACACAGCCGGCGCCGGTACTGTCGACGCCTATCATGGTGCGGACCATTGATTACTCCCGACCTCTATGCACAGGGGTTCTTGTGAAGACTCGACTCTTGGTTGATCCGATGGTTCTATTGCGTGAGTTCAACCGAAGCCAATTATGAAGAAGGTGCTGAAGCTAACCCCTACGGCGGACACGACAATTCACATCGAGGCGTCAGCGACTGGGTTCCCCGTCTCACCAGAGGGTTATGAGATTCGATGCGGAACGTGTGAAGGGACGATGCTCGAGGGCTATGATCCAGCCCTTAATCTATCAATCGAGATCGACACGTTGGTTTGCCAACACTGCGGCAACAATAACCTATTCGCTTCGGTATTCCCGCAGAGCTAAGGCACCATCGTCGAGGATCGTCACTTCAATATCCGGGCGATCGTCGCCGCGCGAGAAAATGATCTTTGGGCGCCCCTCCCGCGTATGCGCGGCCTTCAAGTAAAGCGGTTGACCCTTTGTCTTGCTTTCCAGGGATAACATGCTGCACTCCTTCTTAGCTAAAGATCTCGATCGTGCCGTTGTTGAGGTCGATCTTCATTTTGCCGTTCAGCGACTGAAGCAGTCCGGCGTTGACGGTGCCGATATTGGCAATTGCCAGCTTCAGTTCGCCGTTCTCGAAGACCATCGGGTAGTGGCGGCTGTTGCCTGACGTGACGAGGAACTGATCCGCCTGCACCGCCATGCGCGATTTCTGGACACCGCCTTCGGTGTAGAGCTCGATGAGAAGCCAGAAACCTTGAAGCTTTGGCTCGTACCAGCGCGAAGCAGCACCGAAAAACGTGCATCGACACCGGTCGGCGCCGCGACGGCCTCGAACTTCACCAGACCCTGCGCGAAGCGCCCGTTGAAATCGGCACTCACCCCATTGATGCTGGTCGCAAGTGAACTGTCTCCATTGGCGCGCGCGGTCTCTTCCTGGATCAGGCGGGCAAGATTGCCGTCAACTTCCGCATCGAGGCTGGTAATGCTGCTGGAGAGCGCACTATCAGCGTTTGCCCGGGCGGTAGCTTCCGCCTGAATGGCCGCCGAATTGCTGCCCGTTTCCGCTGTGAGCTGGGTGATCTGGCTGCTCAGCGCGGAGTCTGCCGTCGCTCGCGTCGTCTCTTCGGTGATCAGCCGCGCGTTCGTGCCGCCGAGGCTCGCCTGCAGATATGTCAGCAGTTGCGCCGTCGCCTCGTTCTCGGAGACGCGCACCCGCCGCTCCTCTGTGATCTGGGCCAGCGCGTCACCTATGGAGGCAACGATCTGCTGGCGCTCTATCTGGCCGACGGCGCCTTCAAGCGAGAACGCATCCAGCAGCTCGACCAGACGCGGCCGGAAGAACTCGTCCATCTCCAGCTGCAGTTCCTTAAAGCGGTTAAGCGCATCGTCCTGCAGCTGCTGCAGGCCAGTCAGCAGCGTCTGCAAGCCGGTCGGCTGCGCCGTCGTCTTCCAAGGCGTATAGATGCGCAACCGGTCGGGCACGGTCGTGATCGTTGCCCGGGCGTTGTAGACCTTGCCGGAAACGACGTTCTTCGTGGTGCGGAACAGGCCGTCCTCGGGCGAGGTGCACTGATCCTCGAACAGCTCGGTAGTGCCCTCAATTTGATAGACGAAGCGCACGGCCGTGATCGTCGGATCGTCCGGCGGGGTCCAGGTGAAGACGAGCGCCGGCGTGTCGTAGCCCTGCGCGCCATTGATCATGCCGACGGCAACATTGAAGTTCTGCACCGTCGACAAGAGCGACGGGTTGATTGGTGGCGTCGGCGGGATGACGACAGGGCCCGGCTGGATGCCAGCGTCGTCATAGATCGCCGCGCTGGTCTCCGAAAGCACCAGCGTGATGCGCAGCCGATCGTCCGCCCGCCATTCGCTGATCAGCCAGCTCTTGCCGCGCCAGGTGATCCACTCGCCCTCCTGCACCGCCAGGCCGAAGCGACGGCTGACAGGAACTGTCGCCTTGCCGCCCATGCGGTTCTGCCGATAGCGGATGTTGAGCAGATACTGCGCAATGTCCGGATCGGTGACCTGCAGGAAGTCGATGCTCGTCTGCCGATTACGGCCGTCGGCGGCGATGTCCGCATTCACATAGACCGGCTTCAGGCTTTCCGGGTTCCACATCGATTCGATCGAGGTGAACTGGCCGGAAAGGTGATTAAAGCGCTCGAAAGCCGAAGGCCGGAACTGCACGTCCTTCGCCCGGTCGATAGGAATATCGGCCACGGTCAGGTCTTTGACCGGGATCTGCGGCGCGCCCGGGATGACGCCGGAAAGGCCGCGGCGGTTCAGCCCATAGCCGGCCATGGCGTCGTCGAACTGCTTCAGCACCTCCGTGTGATCGTCGTCGCCGCTGACGAAGACGGAACACTCATAGGTCTTCTTTCCGTTCGCCCGCAGCGTGTCGCAGACGTTCATCGCCACGAAATAGGTGGCGAGATCGATCTGACCCAGGCTCTTGCCCTCGCCGATCAGTGTCCGGCCGGAGACGAGCGCCCGAAGTCCCAGCTGGTAGTTCAGACGATGAACCGCCGGGTTCTTCGTGTGCACATGGGTCGAAGGATCGTTGAGGCGCTGCGGCCCGGAGCCGCCGGCAACCGTCGAGTCCTTGCGCGGATCGTATTCGCGAAGCCCGCGCAGCACGAATTCAAACTCCGGCCGGCCCTTCGAGCCGAAGAGCTTGTCGCTATAGATGCGCTCGACGACGACGTAGCAGATGCCGGCATTGACACTCGTGCTCTTCCACTTGTTGCCAAGGTCTGCCGAGACTTCGACCAGCTTCTGATCGACCTGCTGGCCTGGCCTGCCATCGTAAAAGCGGATCGTCAGGACCGGGTCGCCAGAACCGGTGACGAAGCCCTCGATATGATAGTTCGCAACCTCGTTACCTATGACCGGCCGGGATACCAGCGCTTTCTTCTCGCCATAGATGTAGACGTAGGGCTCCAGGCCGTCGCACCAGCCATTCGCGAGCACGAAGACCTCGGCATTCCATTTGTTGCCGCTGCCCCACTTGGCATAGAACGTGCGCTGCCCCTTTGTCTTGCCGACGCCATAGAGCGTGCTGACAGACACGTCGCCGCCAAACTGGATCTCGCCCTGGACGGCCGTGTATTTCCGCTTCTGCTGCTTCTGCTGGGTAAGCTTACCGATCGCCAGCTTGGCACCGAAGGCGAGCGCGCCACCGATGAAGCTGGCAGCGAGCGCAGAGCCGCCGAACAGCGCACCGGCGATCGCGGTCGCGATTGAAGTGAAGATTGCCATACTGGATTATCCGAGGTGGAAGGCTGCAATGACGTCGGCGAGGCCGTGATCGCTCCGGCCGCGTTCGGTCTTGGTCACGAAACGGGCGCCGAGGCAGACGCCAACATGCTCGGCGCCGTCGGCCAGGCGCAGTATGACGAGATCGCCGAGGCGCGCTTCCGCCCCGCCCTTCGGCTCCTGCCCGAGCTCGGCCGAGAAGAAGCTCACCAGCGACTTGTACCCGCGCCGGCGCAGCGCCCGCTGCGCACCGGCGAGCGTTCGATAGGCGCCGCGGAACTTCTCGGCGACCGCCGAGCCCGTCAGCGCGTCGATGAAGGCGCAGCCGAGCATGAAGCAATCGGCCGACCCATAGGCATAGGGTTTCGCAAGCTCACGCGTGAGCGTGGCTTCGATAATCCGGAAGCGGTTCATGATTTTGGCTCGCTGCTTGGAATAGCTTAAAACTTAGCGCTTAGGCTTATTTCGTTGAGAACACCCAACACCGCTCGCCCTGTGCGGATTTTTGATATGGATGGGAAGGATGACTGGGTCCTATTTAATTGTCCGGCGGCATCCATACGAAGAGCCGTATCACACAGAGTTGGAATTCGAGGCCTCGAACGGCCACTTTACCGGCAGCGCCCGATTTTACTGCAGCGTGGAAGACATTGGTTCAATCGGACGTGCCTTAGTACCGTTTCCCAACAATGCCAACGACACCTATGAATATGCTTATGGATCGGACGATCCTGAAGACAAGTTGCGCCAGTGTTTCTGCCTTAAGTTCTACACCGTCGGCAGCCTCGGCCACTGCGCGATTCAGTTCAAAGCAAACCTCAATTCAGCGGAGCCGGACGAAGGGCTGTGCACTTTCTCCATCAAGGCGGAACCCGCTGCCATCCGCAGATTGGGCTTGCTATTCTTAACTTTTGGGCGGCTGGAGCATCTCGAACTGCATTGGTCTCCAACCGGTAGTTGCGAGTTATATGAAGATCACCAGTAACCCCTCGAAATAGATCCCTGACCCGCTGAGTAGCTTTAGCGCGACACCTGTCCCCATTCCTCGGGGATGGTCGCATTTGTCGCCACGTGCTCCAGGCCCGTGTCGGTCGGATTGTTGTCGAACTGCTGCTCGGCCTGCGAGCGCTTGACCCCGGTAGAGCCCCGCGCCGATCGTCCGGGCGGCTGCAGGTCAATCATCATCGTCAACGTCCGCTCGGAGCCCGAGACCGCGCCTTCGTTGTAGCGGACCTGGTCGATCTCGTAGATTGATGAGGCGAGAATACCGAGGACCGCGTCCGTTTCGGGATCTCCCGCCAGATGGGAGATGATCACCGGAGCATTTTGATAGTTATATTGCTCAATCTGAGAGACTGCGTCCTCGGGGTTGCTGACTGGGATGTTTGAGAAGACGATAGTCCGCGTCGTCACGGCGACGCCCACGGCGCTGACCAGTTCGCCCGGCTCGAGAAACCGGTTCGGAAGATAGGTCAGACCGTTATAGTTGTAGGGCCTCCCACCACGATGGTAGCCGACGGTCTTGCCGGGTAAATCGAAGCGGATGAGGTCGAGCCGTGCAAGGCGGCCGGTCTCGAGCGCACTCTCGACAGCAGGATCCAGCACACTCATGAGAAAAACATCTCCGTAGCGGAAAAAGAGGCTTCGCGACCCGCCCACGATTTCGGTGCCGCCACACTGCCCGGATCAATACTCATGACACACGACGGCTTCTCGAGATGGACTGTCGCCGACGTAGAGAAATGCTGGGTGTCCAAACCAAACATGATCGAGAGCGTGACCACGCCGCTAGCGTTCGCCGTGGCGTTCTCGACGATCCGATGAAGGGATCGGATCAACACCGACTTCCGCAACTCGACATAGTCTCCGGATGATAGCTTGAAACCAGCCGGCAGACCTGAGACGACGATGGTTCTGCTGTTAGTAATGGACTGCAGAACCGCGCCGCCATTGAATGCCCCTCCCCCTGCTTTCGTGCCGGCGAGCGGCTTTCCGTTGTTGTGGGCGATCGGGCGCGGCCGGAACAGGTCGTATCCGAGAAATGGTGCACCTCGCGAACTCGACTTCATGACGAAGGCATCAAACAGTCCGTAAAAGGCTGGCGTCATCCAGTTCGTGGTGTATTGCGCCTTCCAAAAAGGCGTGCCGGCGGCCTGCTCTTCGGAACGCCGGCCCTCCATCATCGAAACGTCCGTCGGATTGATGGGATCAAACTGGCAGTCTCGCCAAGGCAGCGTCGGCAACAGAATCGGATCAGGCATGTTGGTTGCAATCCAGGGTAATCGCCGCAATATGCAGCGGTAGGGAATTAGGGAGCGGAATCAGTGCCCACAATCGATTTCAGCGGGACAACCCAGCAGGTTCTTCAGCTCTTGGCCGATGAACACAGCAAGCTGGTCAAGCAAGTATCGGACCTGGAATTCAGGGCGAATGCCCATCGCTTTATGTTTATGTTTGTTGCAAGCGCTTTATCGAACATCGATGAATCTCAGTACGAGGCGCTGATGGCCATGACAGAGAACGCCCGTAAATCGAACATCAACTCAGCGGAGAAATTCGCGAGTGATCCGAAATTGACACCCGAGCAGCGGTCCGGTGCACGACGTGCCTTCGAGGTAATGGCGCAGGAAATGGAGGAATTCCTCACATCAATGAGGAAGGCTAAGAGCGGCGAAAGCATCTTCACCGTGATCCAAGGCGGGAAATCCATCGAAGATTAGCGGTCTTCGCCGTTTTGGTAGATGTTTGCCTTCGCCGCGTCATACTGTTTTATGGTCTCGACGGAGACGCCTCGGCTCTCCGACCGAATGACGGGCCTGAACATCGGCCCCTCCTCAGCAATCACCCGAAGGATGATCGCGCGCGGCCCATTCTGGTTTAGCTGACCGCCCGATGGCGCCACGTTGCCATTAGCCGGTCGTTGAAGGCGATGGTTCGGAATGACCTCCTCGCCACCCTTGAAACGGACGAGCTCCGGCCCCTTTTCACCAACCCATGCGACGCCAGGACGAGCGGAGCTCGTTCCGTTCGCATACCCACGCAGCCCAGCCCATGGGTCCACCTTTGAGCCACCGCCGAAGAGCCAACTGAGGAGTCCTCCTCCGCCAGCCCCTGCCCCGCTGACCTGAAACACGGCATCGAGGACGTCGTTCAGCAGCTTGTCGGCGATGCGGTCAAGCACCCCCAAAGCCGCGTCGCCGAAAGACTCCCATACCGATTTGCCGTTCTCAATTCCCGCGAAGAAGTCATCAAAGAAGCCTCCGGTTACTTCTTTAGCAAAATCGAGCGCGATACCCATCTGCCGGGTCTCTTCCTCAATCGAGGCCATGATCTGCGCAAGGGACGACAGCTCGCTCTTCTGGGCGTCAGTAAGCGAGATACCACGCTGCTGGGCTTCATTCAGGAGCTGCGTCTCGTAGCGAAGAGCGGCCGCCGCCTGCTCCGTGAGCCCGATAGCATCACGCTCCGCCTCAAGCGCCGCGATCTGGCGCTCGGCGCCGGCCACGATGTCGGAATACTTCTCCTGCTCGCTCTTGCCGCCGGTCCGCTTCTTCGATTTCTCGTCGACTTCGGTCAGACTTGCGGCAAGCTCTTTGAGTTTGCTGGTCGCCGCCGAAGCACCTCGGGCAATGGCACCGCCGAAGTCTCCGAGATAATCGGCGCTGAGATCGGATGCTATCTGCCAGTTACGCTTGTCTGCCGCTTTCGCGAGCTCCTCGGCGTACTTGTTTGCGAACTGGAAGTCCTTGTCCAGCCCGAGGTCTCCAATTGTTCCCAGTTGCATCCCTTCCGGTAGCCACTGATTCGCTTTCGAAGCGAAACTGTCGATGAGACCGGCGCCACGCTGAACCATATCGGTCATGGATTTGATAACGGCGTTAGCGGCCCCGATTGCAGCTGCTCCGATTACATTAGGAAATTGATCCCAAAGGAACTTGATGTCGTGATAGGCGGCTACAAACGAACCGATTACAAAGTTGGCGCCTGTTTTGGCATCGGCAACGAGGTCGCGCCCAAAGATCTGCTGCATCTCATCGCGAAAAAGGATTGCAGCTGCGAGAACTGCACTGAAGCCAGCGATAACCCAGCCAACGGGTCCCATCGCAGCCAACCATGCTGCCGTGAAGCTGGCCGCAACCGTCCCAGCCGCGACTACGAGGCGCGACAAAACCGCGATAACATTCACGATGCCAACGACGATAGAAGGGGCGTAGATCAGCGCCAGGGCTGCGGCTGCGGCGATAGCGTAGGGTGCCACGGTTTTGAGAACATCCGCCAAGGCCATCAGCGCCGATTGCGCCAGCTTTGCCCAATCAACCATCTGCAGGCCAGCGGCCGCCAGCGCGATTATGCCGATCGTCAGGAGGCTAACGGGAGAGAGCACTGACAAGAAGGCTGCCCCCAAGCCCTGCACTGGTCTCTCCATAGAAGAGAGGACGGCGGCCAGTTGTGTGCCCTGCTGAAGAGCAATCTGCAGCGGGCCCATGCCCATCTGCGCACTGACAGCAATGTCTTGGAACTGAGCGGCTATGTTTCCAAGATTCCCGCGCGATGATGCGCGGTTCTGATTGGCCGCCCGGTTCATCATCTCGATCTGCTTCGACGCTGACGCCGCAGCGGCACCTTCTGTTGCATAAGCCTTGGCGGCGGCGGCCGCGGCTCCGGTCGCACCGCGATTAGCGCCCGACAGCCCATTTGCGGCTGCTTCCGCGCGCGCGGCCGCTCCCGTCAGCTGATTGAGAGCGTCGGTGCCCTTCTGAACGGAGCCACTTTCAACCTGGAGCCCGAGCGTGGCGACATCTACCATGGCTTTTCCTTTTCAAAGAACGTGCGCTATCGTCCTGCCGATTCAACCGGAGGACGACGATGCGCAAGATATTGGTTGCTTTGGGGTTGGTGTTGTGTGCCGCCCCGGCCAACGCTGACGCCAATACCCGTGCGGCTGCTCAGAAGGCATCCAAACAGATGATGGAAGATGCGTTCATTTACCTTGGTGCGGCATATCTTTGCCAAGACGCGTTGGGGACTTCCCACTATTATGCTGCGCGATCCGCTGTCGAACAGACCGCCATGCTTGGAGGCAAATCGCAGACCGACGCCGTTATCATTGCTGACGATTTCGACAAAAGAATACGGCGAGATCATCAAAAGAAAGCACCGGCGGAGAACGATCAGAAGTGCTTGGACAGCATCCTCGCGACACAGACCGCACTTCGCGTGTCTCAGGCCCGTTTCAAACAGGCTCGCGACGCCGACAAATGAAGGGGATCCGGGGATGCCAGCCGCCCTTAAGGGTGAGCTTGAGAACGCCGCGCGCGAGCATAACCGGTCATTGACTGCTGAAATCGTCTCCCGCTTGGAGGCGTCCTTACACCTCGACGAGGCCACCCCGATCAAGATGACGCGGAAGGAGCTATTCAACCTGGTCAAAGAGGTCGTTAAAATCACTGAAGAAGGCGGCTTAGTGACGGTCCCTGAAGAGCCCGGCCAATCCAAGAACCAACGTTAACCTTTTCGTTGCTGAAGTGAGCGGGCACGCTAAGTCGTCGCCTCTCGCGCCCTGATCGCCTCGCTCTCCTTCTCGATCTCGACACAGAAACTGGTGTCCATCGCCCTGATGATGGCGATCTCCTCGCGACGAATGATATTGCCGGTCAACTGACACCAGAGTGCGAGTTCACCATTAGAGATGGGGACTGGACCCGAGAACCCCGGCGGCTGCGCCTGCCGAAGCTCCCAGAACCAATGCCAGAGGAAGGCGCCGTTATCGGGAACGTCCGCTTCCGGACTTTCAACCTCGAAGCTCTCATTGCGCTCGCGTCGGGTCTCGCCATCCTTGTCCTTGACGCTGTCGTAGCGCGCGACAATCGCTACGGCTTCGCAGAGCCTTTCGCCAAGCTCTTCGTAAAATTTGCGCGGTCCTCCGAGGCGGTGGCGACCTGGTCATAAATCCAGCCGGCCTCTTCGAGAACCTCGCGGGCCTTTTCGAAGGTGCATTCGGGCTTTTCGCCTTTCCAGTTGTGATCGCCCCAGTCCCAGGACGCGACGGAGGCCGCCGCCTTGTCGAGGTACTCGGCTTCAACCTTGCTGGCCGTAAGCTTCTTCTTCCGGCTCGCGAGGAATTTGTCGCTATGCTGCCGGACCACGCGCTTCACCGCATCGCTCTCCGCGGAGCGGATCATGAAGCGAATACCCACGAGTTCATCGGTATCCGGTCCCGCGAGGTTGAGCTCGAAGAGGTCTTCAGAATTGACGAGTTTGGAAATGTCCAAGGGTCACCTATCGATTACGGGATTGCAGTGGGATTGACGCGGATCGGCAGTTGGTTGAGGCCGATCGTGAAGCGCTCGAGCTCGAAGTCGTCGGAGCCGCCACCCGGATAAAGCGGGCCAGACACGACGCCACGGCTATAGAAGATCGTGTTCGTGAACCCCTCGCCGCCATCGTTGCGCTCGACCTTGATCGCCATGTTGTCGAGGTTGAGGGGGTTGCCGAAAGTGCGCAGGATGACCTGGCCGGCATCGTCATGCACTGAGGCGACCTCGATCTGCGGATCCCCGGCGTTTGCCGTGCCCTTCTGTTTCTGGGTCACCGGCTCATCGAGGGTGTTATAACTGTTCATCGTCGACTCGGCGCCGAAATCGCCGATGTTTCCGACTTTGCCAACCTGCACCCAGGTCAGCGCCGCATATGCTGACTCTATAAGATCGGTGTTCTGGGCAGTGGCGCAAACATAGACCTTGCTGCCCTTCTTCGTTGCCTTGTTTGCCATGTCAGTTCTCCGGTTCGAAGGCGATGTACGGAATGGTGACGGGGATCTGCACCCGGTCACCGTCTTGGAGCGGGCCAGCCGCCCATGGCTCGCTGCTGATCGTGATCTTCACGCCAGAGGCGAATAGGGTTTGGTTCTTGAAATGGTCGATGACCTGATCGGCGACATCGAGGGCGCCAATGATGCCCTGCCCGACCGGCCAGACGACCGAGACCTGCAAGAGACCGCGCTTCTGCTGCGGGTCGTTGCCCATCGTGATCTGACGTGTCTGGTTTGGCAAAAAAGCCAAACGAAGGTATTTCGCCGGCATCTGCTGACCAGCGGGCGGGAACACGATGTTCGGCGCGGCGACTGGCAACACCTGTGGCATTGCAAGGAGCCGATCGGTGAGCGCCTTGAAGATGATTGCGTCGGTGCCTGCCGCCATGTATCGGTTACCTATGTCTGAACGGCCGCCTCTCACCGACGATGAAGCCTATGGACGCATTCATGCGGCTCTGCTTGCGCTAGGTCGTGAGAAAGGTGCAACGGTGCGCGCGGACACGAGCCTGAAGGCCGCGCGAAAGGCGCTGACTTTGCTGCAGCTTGGGCTAGTGGCGGCTATGGAAAAGGGAAGCGACGCAAACGCCGCGATCAAAGCCCCAGACGCGCCTTCAACTCAGCGGCCTTTCGATCAACGATAATCGGCCAGTTCTGTGCGGCGAGCCGGACAAAACCGTCTGCCGGCTGTCCGTTTGCACCATATTCTCGGTAGCCCGCATAGGAGGCGGTGTAGCCGAAATAGAGGGTGTCGCCAATGTCAGCCCCGGCGATGACCGCTTCGATCTGCCCGAAATCAGGCGTGTAAGTGCCTCCCTCGACCGGCTTGGCGGCGTTGATCGCGGGCATGGCGGTCGAGGACGCGAGCAGTGATGCCCGGAGAAATCCGGTGTCCACGCGCATACGGCCGCCCTGCCCGACCGGCGTCTGCATTTCTTCGACGACCTCCTGTGTCGCCTCCTTGAAGATAGCTTCGACGGCACCCTCGACCTTGTCGGCCCACTGCGCCACGGCAGCGCTAAATGAGAGCGTTGCCATCAAACGACCTCAGCGCGGTACCGGCGCACGACCGCGCCGATGTGATCCACCTTGTATTCGAGCCGGCATCGGCAGCCGGAAATCTCCGATATGGGCGCGCGCGGGTCGCCCGGGAAGCGGAGAAGCGCGCCAGATGGGCTCTGAAATACCTCATCCATGCCGACGGCCTTGCCGTTGAGAACACGATGGGTGTGCCGCACACGGCTGTCGCCGGCGGAACGCCATACCTTCGTGACGTCTTGCGCCCGGACCTTGCCGGCCTCGATCTGCTGCCGCATCGCCTCGTCGCGGGCGGAGCTGAGCGCAATCATGGTCTCGGTCCGCGCCAGCATTTCGCCGCGGAGAAGCAGGTTCTTATCGCGCAGCCGGCCGATGATCTTGGCCAGCGCCTCGCCGGTCACCGGCTTCCCTGCTCCGATGGCTGCCATAACGGTTCGGTCGAAACGCTTGTCGCGCGTCTTGAGCTCGAAATACCGGTTCATCAGGTCCGGGTCGCCGGAATCAAGATGCAGGCGCGCCCGCTCGATAAACTCGATCTGGTACCGGGTCAGACCGATCACGCCGCCCTCTCGGCGGCCGGTGACGCGGCTCTGCCGGCCGACGACGTCGAGGGCCGTCGATCTCGGGTTGGCGCCTCTGGCAAGCCCCTGCTCCAACGCCTGGCGGATGCCCTGTCGCTGGTCATCGGTGATGTGCGTGACCATCGTCGACGACAGGTCGCGCAGTATCGCCTCGGCAACAGGATTGCGGACGCCGAAGCGCCAGATCACGCGATTGCCTTGCGGGTCCATGACCTTCGGTAGCTCAGCGACTGCGTTGGTGCCACCAGCGTTGAAAGCGTCCTGCAGGGCAATTTCGAGCGCGGAGAACACCTCCGGCTCGATCTGCATGGCATCGACCGCGCCGTTGACGTCGCCGCGCTCCAGCCGCTCGACCACGACGCGGAGGACGATGCCCGACTTGATCTCCTCGATAGCCTGCCGGAATGCGGCGGCGAGCGCCGGCTCGTATTTGGCGAGGAGTTCATCAAACGTCATAGGTTATCCAATCTTCTTGCCAGGGAACCGAAGTACCCTGCAGGCGTTGCCGCTCCTCATTGAAGGAGAACCGAAGCCATGGGCGAAGTCACAGCAATTCCGCGTCTCGACCTCAACCGTTATCTGGGGCGCTGGTATGAGATCGTCCGCCTGCCGCTCAAATATGAAGAAGATGCCGCGACGGACATCACGGCAGACTATTCCCTTGATAACGACGGAAAGATTCGCGTCGACAACCGCTGTTTCGATAACAACAACCGGCCCAAGCAAGCGCTTGGCCAAGCAGAGCCAGTCGATGCGACGAACGCGAAGCTGAAAGTCAACTTTCTTCCGGCTGCACTTCGCTGGATACCCTTCACTGACGGCGATTATTGGGTGCTCAAAATCGATCCTGAGTACCGGGTCGCACTGGTCGGCACGCCTGATCGCAAGTTTCTTTGGGTGATCGCGCGCGAGAGTGCCATTTCGGAAAGTACCCTGGAAGACTACCTAGCTGAGGCTCGGCGGCAGGGATTTGACCTGAAGAACCTTATCAGGCCGCGCCACACCGGGCGGGAGGTGAGCGATGCTATGCTCGAGAAACAATGATGCTCATAGGGCAACCCTCTCCTTGGGCCGTGTCGGGGCGGTAGCGTGATATTCGAAGCGCTATCGCGAGGGATCGATCGCCTCCCGAAAGCCCGCCACAAGCTTTGGCTCGTATGCACTGAGCAACTGATCGAAATTCATGTAAGGATTCCGCTGCATGAACCGAAACGCCCTCTATCTCATCATCGCCGTGCTTGCCGTCATTACTGTCGGACTGGGCATCTACGTCTACCAGGAGGAGACGACACAAGGCGTCGAGATCAAGATTGGCGAGGACGGGATCTCGGTTCAGGAGAACTAAGCCGCAATCCTTCCTTGGACGATGAAGACGACCGGCGTGATGCCATCGTATTTGTTCGGGTCGCCGTTGATGATGGCGTAATCGGCGCCATTGGCGGTCACGACGTCGCCGACCGTGGGCTCGATCGAGAGGCCGACAGCGGAGATGTAAATCTGCATGTCACCGGTCTGAATGACCGTGCCGTCGATGTAGCGGGCCTCGTAGGCCATCGGGACGAGCGTGGCGGGATAAGACGTGACGACAGGCTCGCCGCCGTAAACAGGATCCGGAGGCGTGATCCGCTTCACAGTAGCGGATTGGCCGTACTTGGCGATGAGGCGCTGCGCGGTCGCCTGCAGGCGCGCATAGATCGGGTTTGCCATCCTCCGCCCTTCCTTTTCGAGAGCTAAGCCTTATTTACGCCTCATTGCCGCAAGGCTCTTTGTTCAAGGATCTGGGGGACATGTCCGCCACAATCAGCATCCTCCTGACCATCCTCTTCGCCGGGGTTGTGCTTTATCTCGTGCAGAAGCTTCCAATTGACCCTACGATGAAGCAGAGGGCTCAATTCGTTATTTTGATCGCCGGAATGGTCTCGTTGCTCGGCTCACTGGGCGTATTCTGATCAAGTTCCGATGCCTGGAGCTACACCACCAAAGCACCCGGCCAGACCGGCACGAGAAACGGCCAGAGCAGCCCTTCGATCATGGTCACGACAGGCGTTGCGAGCGCGACGAGGTCGTCGATATCCGTTGAAGTAGAGGTTGAATACTCGACCTCAAGCTGTCCGATTTTCTCGCGCTTCACCGTAGACGTGCCTGTTACGACCGGCGAAAGGCTGCCTGGGTCCGTCAACTCGAGGAATGCGGCCTCATACGAGGCGTTGATAACCGCGACCGGGATTTCGCCCGAGGGGATCGCCTCGCCGTAATAGGTCGTCGCGCCCGTGCGCGGCCAGGCTCGCTCTTGGGCGTACCCGCCGGTCCTTCGCCCGCTGAACCGAGGCTCATACCGATCGATCACCAAAGAACCGCGCTGACGTGCGGCGGTCTTCTGGGCCGTTGCCAGCTCTTCGAGAGCAGCGACGATCTCGTCCTTGGTGGACGGGGTCTTTTCGCCGAGCAGCTTCTTGGCAGCCGACTTGAAGGACATGAACTGCACGTTCTGGTCCTTTGCCATTTCGAGCCACTTCGAGTGCCGTTTTCGGCCCGTCGCCGTCCTGGTTGCTTACAGCCTTGGAGACGCCTTCGATCTTGAGGAAGCGAAGGCGGTTTTTCCAGACCGAGACCCGCCGCGGAGCATGATGTTGCGGCGCCCTACAAAGAACAAACGCCGCTTGGCCTTCTCGAGATCGACGCCTTCAAGATCGACGTCGCGGGTCTCACCCGGTGGGATGTAGACCGCCCGCCCCTTGGAGCGGACGCCCTGCAGCGCCTTGCTGTTGTTGGTGACCTTCATGACTGATCCTCTGGTTACGGAGCGGTGATTTCGTCGCCGTAGGCGGCAGCACCGGGCAGACGATCGGTCGCGCCATCGGGAAAGACATAGCCGGCCGCCTCAGCGTAGGACGTGAAGCCTGCATTATCGCCGTATCCAGCCATGTCGATCTCCGATGCAAGAGTAGGCCCGGCAGGTTACCGCCGAGCTGATTGTCAGGGCTGCGCCATTCGGTACCGCCGGTACGGGCGATGATGCCGGTTTCGAAGCCCATGATGGACTTCTGGCGCGGCTGGAGGACACGGCGAGGCATCGGCAGGTGGAAACGGAGAACTTCCGAATCCCGGCGATACACGACCATGCGGCCGCCGCCGTCCTGGGAGGCATTCGCGAGCTCGCGCAGCGGCTGGATGTCGAGCTGCTGGCCCGTTTCCGCCGTGTAGACGTTGTTGCGGCGGATGTATTCCAGCAGCGTCAGCATGCCGTCGCCCTCACCGAGGCGGCGGGTGGCGATAAGGCGGAACGCTTCCGGCGGCAGCCGCAGCGTGTCGACCCATTCGACCTCGGACGTGTTCTCCCGGACGCTGGAGATCAGGTCGTTGATGTCCCGGAGGATCTGGTCGTTGGACTTCGCCGACCAGAAGGTCGAAGAGCCCGTGCCATCCGCGGCAACGTCGACACGCGAGACCTGCGGGTCGTTGACGAAGCCGGTCCAGTTCTTCTCGGCCGTGCCGACCATGGCAACCGAGTTGAGCAGGCGCTCGACCTTGTCGGAAGCCGACATTGCCTTGGTGCCGTTCAGGTCGATGCCGTAAAGGGCAGCCTGGTTGACTTCCTCAAGGTTCCACTCCCAGCCGGAGCCGATCATTGCGAAGTCATGGCTGGCCATGTCCTTCGTGGCCTGGTTGAAAGGCATGTCGGTACCGGCGCCGGAGAGGAACTTCGCCTCTCCTGCCGTATCAACGGTGAAGAAGGTCGTCCCGATCGCCCAGGCGTTCCCTTCCGTAACGACGGGCACGTGAGCACCGTAGTTGAAGGTCGGATAACGCCGCTGGTAGATGCGGGTCTCGATGTTGCGCCCCTGCGCGATGACGAAGGGGAACGCGGCCTGCGCATCAGCGAAGGCCTGACGGATGATCTGGTTCATAGTTCAGGGTTCCTTTCGCGAAGCGTTACGCCTGATGGCGCAAGCCAAGGCTGATCTGGACGATGGCGCCATCGGTGCCCGATTCTTCGAAGAAGGCATCGGGGATTGCCGGATTGGCGCCGGCGTTGGCAACGTTCGTGTACCGGCCGTTGGCGGTCAGGTAGTAGACCGGGTCACCGGTAGCGACCGTTGCACCCGCAGTGACGTACATCGTGCCCATCGTCATGAAGGCGCCGGTGAAATACTGCGGATAGGCGTCGGGATTGCTGGCGCTCGGCGGTACTGCGGGATTGAGCACTGCGAGCCCGAGGAAGTCGCCGGTGGAGAGGATGGCAACGCCATGATTACCGGCCCCCCGCTGAGCAGGAGCGCCGAACTTGATCCCGGCCGCCGTCTCGACAGTGCGGCTGACCTTGTTGCACTTCTCTTCGGAAGCGATCTGGCCGGCAAGCCCCTTCGCGGGTGCCGCGCCATAGGTGGTCTGGTAGGTAGCCATTGAAGCGCCTCCTTAGTTGGCCGCTGCAGAGGTCTTGCCGGCCTTCATGTCGGCGACCATCTGGGAATAGGCGTCGGTCACGCCCTTGTCGGCGTCGCTGACCTGCGAAAGGCCCTGCTGCACGACGGCGCGGAAGGGATCGGCGCCGTTCTTGCTGGCATCCTCGACGAGCATGTCGAAGCGAGCGTCGATATAGGCTTCCGACTTGTCGGCAACAGCCGCATCGCCGAGCTTGGCGACGACGACAGCCTTGCGGATGGCCGAATCCGAGAGGCCTTCGGTCTTCACGTCCTTGGCGATCGTGTGCGCCTTGGTGATGAGATCGGCACGGGCCTGGACGCGCTTGTCGAGGTCGGCGTCGGAAAGGATCTTGCCTTTCAGAGCGTCGATCTCGGCATCCTTTTTCGCCAGCTCGGCATCCTTGGCGGCAAGGGCCGTCTGATGTGCCTTCTCGGCGTCGGCGAACTTGGTGTTGGCGTCGGCAAGGCGCTGCTGGAGCGTGCCGATCACCGTGGCACCCTGGTCGGTTACTTCAAACGGGATGCCATCGACGGTAACCGTCTTCAAGGTCATGATCTTGTCCTCTTTCGGTTTCTGATCACTGGTGAACGGGGCAGCGCCCCACGACCTCACACCGTCGCCGATGCGAGCTTCTGATCCGGCGCGGCCGCGCTGCACGATGGCGACGTGGTTGATCCGGATATCTTTCTGGATGGCGTCGTACTTCTCGCCTGCTGGCGTGGTGCCCGGCTCCCATGCGAGATCGCAGGTGTAACCGGCGGATAGCTCCCGCTTGCCGCCCTCGATCTCTCCGATGGTGGCACCGTCCATGACGATGAGCGGGATGCGGACGAATTCGCCGTCGCGAGCGACTTCATCGCCGATCTGCCCGACGGAAAGCGCTTTCCAATTATCGGCAGTGACGGCCTCATCTGGATGGTCGTTCGTCACCGGCTTGTGCGCGTAGCTGCCGAGGCTGGCTTTGTCGAAGACCTGATCCTCGGGCCGATAGACCTTCACGACCTGCATTTCCGGCTTGCCGACCTCATGGCCGGCATAGACCTGGATGCCGATGCGCGCGGTGCGAACGTCAGCAACAAGGTAACCGTCGGCGGTCCGTCGCGTGCCCGCGATCGGTGCAGCATCTATAAATTGCATCGGAATCTCGCTAGTGCTTCGCGGGGTCAACTTTATGGGGCAACTGAGATGGGCAAGATCATTGCTGGCGTGGCGGTTTTCGCTGTATTCGTGATCGTCTGCTGGTTCGGGTGGGCGTTCAACTCTGTCGCGATTGCCCACTGGGCGCTCGGCACGATCTTCATCCCCACGCAAGCAGGCCCGTGGGGAGATTCGTTTGGCGCGTTCAACGCTCTGTTCGGTGCCCTTGGCTTCACGGCAGTTGTCGGAACCTTCCTGCTCCAAGGCAGAGCGCTACGGGTTCAGCAGAGAGATCAGCATCGACAGCGATTTGAGGATAACTTCTTTCAATTGCTCGCGGTGATCCGTGAGAACAGAGAAGACGTCAGATTTGGATACTCGAAGGACTATCTTGCAAAGCACAAAGTCACGTCTCACAGAAGGCGAGGCCATTTCGCATTCCAAGCGGCACACCGCGAGATGCTCTACTGGGTGCGAGAAGAAAAACTAGCCGGGAAAGATCTGGATCACGAGGCGCTCGCCGCTCTTTACGCGAAGAAAGTTCACTTTAGGTTCGAGAGTACATTGGGAGCTTGCTTCCGCCTCGTTTACGAGACGCTCGACCGTGTCAATCGCGATAAGTTTCTGAGCGATGACGAGAAGGTTGAGTTCGGCAATCTTGTTCGCGGTCAGATGACGAGCTTCGAGGCCACGATCGCTGGGTGCAACGCACTCAACGATTTTGCAAAGGACTTCAAGCGCCTAGTTATTCAATTTCGCCTACTGAAATATGCCAAGGCCGGTGACGTGTACCACGAGCTAACTAAGCATTACCCACCTCAGACGTTTCAAGGGAGAGAAACAAGTCGACCGCCGGTACCGGAGGTCGACGACGATCTAGACGAGGACGAGGACTAACGGCGTTGACCAGGGCATCTAATCAGCCGCTCGGCTTCATTGCTGCAGATGACTGTGTGGCTGCCGCGGCGTGCTCCTCCTCATCAGGCTCCTGCTCGCTAAGCTTGCCGTACTCTTCAATCGCTGCATCGAGGCCAGGCAGCGAGCCGTCTTCGATGAACGTGTTGACCAGGGCGTCGGACACCGCGTCACGCGGGATGATCTCCTGCCCTGCCGACGTGCCGACCAGCTGCCGAGCCGCATCGGCCTTCGTCTTGAAGACGTCGGCCTTTTCCTTCTCCGACATGCCCCAGAGCGGCGCCCACTCGTAATAGATGTCAGGATCGCGCGAACCGAGAGCGCTGCGGATCAAGCATTCGTCGAGCCGCGCCATCGCCGGTGTCATTTCGACGGTCTGCATCGCCTGCAGGCGGTCGTAATAGTTGCGCAGGTCGCTTTCGCCCGTCGCGTTCATGCCGGCCGGGGACTGGCCGAGGAGCCGGGTAGCCGGAATGTCCGCCGCACCCGAGACGATCTGCAGGAACGACATCAGGACGTCGGGCAGCGTGGCGAAGCTCGCCGTCTTCTGCTCGTATTCCTCTTCCTTGTCGAGGAGGAGGTCGCCGTTGATGCCCTTCGCCGTCGCCGCGAGCGTGTAGCGCTCGAGGATCTTGGCGCGGTACTCCGCGTTGCCGAGGTTCTGCATGAAGTCCGGAATGCGGATCACGTTGACCTTGGCCTCGAAGACGAGGCTCGCGATGTTTGCCGCGGTACCGTCGGCCTGCTTGATCGCATCGACGACCGAGAGGAGCACGCTGTCGCCCCAACCGGCATAGGTGGTCGTTACGATGTCTTCGTCCGGCTGTTGACTGCCGTTGAAGATGACCAGGCGCGACGGGTGGATTTCGACCTGAGCGCCATCGGCGGAGTTCAACTGGTAGATCTTCGGCTTGCCATACCACTCTGACGCCGGATCACGATCGATTTCACCGGCCGTGAGGTGGCGACGGGTCATGACGGTGAGGTATTTCAGGCCGCCCTTCCCGATACGCTCGACGTCTAGCGGCTGCGTCAGGTCTTGGTCGCCGGTGCCGATGACCAACGCTGCGCCGCCCCAAAGGCGCGCCTTGATGCGGGTCTCCAGCAGCTTGCCCATGACGTTCAGGCGCTTCTCTTCCGCTTCGATCGCCTCGATCTGCGGCTTCTTCGCCTGCCAATCGCGCCAGGCACGGATGCTGTCGAATGCCGGGATATCGACGATCTTCTTGGGGAGCCACGCGCCACGGTAGGCGTTGAGCAGCTCCTCGTCGGTGAGCATCGGCATCGAATAGACGTTAGCCGCGGCCTTGTCCCGGCTGGTGCCCAGGCTGGCGACCATGTTTGTCAGGCTGTCGCGGACGAACGCGATAATGTTGGCCATGTCCGCTCCTAAACGTTCGTCAGCGTGAAGGACGAACCTCCAAGCATCAACTCGGTGAGAGCCCAGACCAGGGCGTCGGCCCGGTCAGGTGAACCCTCTCCGAGGTATCCAGATGGCGTGAAATTGCACATCTGGTCTTCAAGGTCGGGGAAGTCTCCGACGTGATGAACCTTGCCCTGCTCATACAGCGCGCTGATCGGCTCTGCTCGGACCGCTTTGCCTCGGCTGGCGACGACTTCCTTGAAGGGAGCGGTCTTGTCAGCCGTCGAGACGGTGAAGCGCACCATGTCGCCGCCGAAGTTCCGTTCCCCGATGATCCGGTGCGCCTGATGACGATGGTAGAGGTCGACCGCTCGCCTGCCCCACCCTTCTGGTGACAACTGGCAAGTGCCATCCTCAAGAATGTAGCCATGCCCATCGATGCCGAGGCCGGCGACGACGATACCGATATCGTCACCCGCGCCGTCGCCTCTCGTACCGGAGGGGTCAACGGAAACGACGATGCGCCGCATCTCAGGAGTGCTCGCGACACGCAGGCTGTCTATGCCCGGCATCAGCTTCCCGTCGGGCGCCTTGCGATCCTCAAGAGCCCAGAGCGCGCCGCTAACTTCGCTCGCCCATTCTCCCGCCTCAAACCGCAACCTTTTCGCTGCGGACATCGAGGCCAGAACCTCGAAATACTCGGGCGGCAGGTTCTCCGAGTTGTCGGCAGGGTTCACCTGCATCTCGGCATAATCTTCCGGCTTGGCCAGCTTCTCCTTGGTGCCCGGCTTCATCTTCGCCCGGAACATCTGGAAGCTCCAATGGAGCTTTGATGGCGGGTTGCAGTCGAAGTAGGCCTTGAGGGCTAGGTACCTTCTGCCTGTCGCTGCCGCTATCGCTGGGGCCAGCTCGCACTTCTGCGCCAAACGGGACATTGCCGTTTCCACGGATGCCCAAGGGATTTGGCTGCTCTCGTTGAAATATAGGGTGGCGTATTCCTGCCCCAGGATCTTCTCGACGCGCTCTTTATCGTCGAGGCCGGCTATCCAGATCTGCGATCCGTTCGGCAGCTCGACATAAAAGTCGGTCTTGTCAAACCGCACCCGAACCGACGGAAAGCAGAGGGCCAGAACCTTTGGCAGGGTATCGGACCAGACCGACGTCTTCGCGTGGTTGAACCGAAACCTGAATATTACGTGCCGCGAACCCGGAGCGTTTATCGCTCGCTGGATCAGCCGCGCCGGGCCGGCAAGAAGGCGATTAGCCTCTCGCTGTTTCTCCGTTAATCGAGCTACCTGCATGGGTCACAATTCGGCGTCCTCTGGCAAGACATTGAGGCTCATGCTCCCAGAGTGCTCCACACGCTCGATGAACATACCGAGGTGCTTGGCGAGCTTCTCCAAGGCGCTGTTCTTGTCCCAGACCTTAATCTTGTGGACGTGCTCGACCTCACCGTCGCCAATGTTGCGGGTCACCACTTCGACCGAAGCGACAGCGGCGGCTGTGTCGTCATCCCACTCCTCGGGCCGAAGCAGCCTGCCGTTCGAATCGAATACGCGGCGAAGGTCGGAGAAGCCGATACGGGAAAGCTCTTTCAGCACGCGCTCAACGGTTGCCTCTGCCTTCAGGGCGCCCTTGCCTTGGATTTCAGCCACGCGCTCCTGAATGCTTTCATTTGCATTCAAACGTGCTGCATTTCCCCGGTTAGGCTTAAACCCCGCAAGCTGATATGCCTCGTCGGCCGTCTTACCTTTGGCGAGTTCCTGCGCGAACTTCTCGTGCCGTGCGTTCTTTAGGACGGGCATCGGTTAACCTTGGGGATCAAACATGGAAGACAAAGACAAACGATCAGATCTGCACCGGGCTAAACTCGGGATGGCTATGGTATCTGCTTGCTTGGTGCAGACGCTGAATGAGACCGACCCGACGTTTCAGCAGCGGTTCCTAAAGCGCATGGAAGCCGCCTATCGCGAAATGAAAGACAACACGGGCGGAGATGTTAAGGAGCAGTTGGAGGCTCTTTCGTGGACGATGGAGTTACTGACGGGATGGGACCCCATCGGTGGGCGTCAGGAACCCTTCCTTGCCGACTATGAGCCATGACTATGAGGTGTAGCAATTTTCAGGCCCGATCGGGCTCGCGCTTGAAGATCAGCACCCACCGGTAGGTTGTCTTGTAGACGGCCTGGAAAAGCTGGTAGCCCTTGGCGCGCCACTCGTTGGCTACCCGCTCAAGGTCGTCTTCTCCGCCTTCCACTTCCACAAAGCGGTAGTGCATGGGCGCTCTCCTTGCGGTCATCGCAAAACTAGATTGGTTGCCAATCGACAGAACTCCTGCGCATCGTGTCGTTCTGGGCAGGAGGACAAAATGTCAGAGCTGGAAGAAAACCGTTTGTTGGACTGCGAAGTCCAGACAATTTCGTCAGAGGCCCTGACAGGGCGCCTGAACCTTCAAACTGACTTGGGCCTTATCGATCTTCTGATAAACAAAGAGGTCGCGCAGTTCTTAGTTGCCGCGCTAATCGAATTCCTCGCAGAAGGGACCGGCGAAGACGCTCCGAGTTTCACAGTGCATACTGAGCAATAACTGCCCGGTGAGCCCTGGATGAAGAAGTCAGAACAGTCCACTACCGTGAGATTGGTTGCGGCGACAGGATTCGAACCTGCGACACTCCAGCTTATGAGGCTGGCGAGCTACCGGGCTGCTCTACGCCGACGTGATTATTGAAAAGCGGCCGCCGGGCTCCAATTTCCCAAAGGTGGACCAACGCTGAGGAGCCAACATGATTCGGAATAGTCTGATTGCCCTCGCGATAGCCGTCGTGGTCATGATCGTAGCGGTCGCTTTTCTGGTACCGAGGGCTAACGAGACGACGACGGAAACAGCTACACCGCCGGCTACAACGACCGAGCCGTCCCCGACGACGCCATCGGGCCAACCATCAAACACCCAGCCGTCTACCACGCCGCCTGCGCAGTAAACCACCAGAGGAGACAAGGGCAGGATGAAGACGACCTCCGCATAGACGCGGGACGGGTGCTTATCTATGGACAACAAAAAAGGCCGGGGCGAAACCGCACCGACCTTCCTCATCATCGCTTGTCAAACCAGTGCCAGTACATCCGTGGTCAAAAGTCGAAAACGATGCGGCAATTGCGAGCGACGAGCTTGTCAGCGCTCATAAGCAATGCCGATGACCAGCATATAGGGGGCCACTGTGTTCTAAACAAGGTGGGATGCGTAAATCTGAATTTTAGGCGCATTTCTCCTACCGCCTATTTCGGCGGTGGCCCGGCGAGTGTTCTCTCGATTGAGGTCCGCAACTGAACAGCCACACAAATCACTTGAGGAAACCTATACGGCTTTGCGAAGATTTTCAACCTCCGCGTCAGCAGTGAGGCTGTTCAATTCACTGATAATTTTCTGGACGCGCTCTTTGATCTGCGGGCTTAGAGAATCTATAGCTCTCTCCGCCTGATCGACCATGGAGACGCGAGCTTTTCGGCCCTTTGGCAGGATCTTGCGGAGCTGCCCGCGAAGGTGCTGGATTTGCTCGTGGCGCTCGTTTTCCTTCCGGCAGTGCTGCTCATAGAGGAAGGCCTGCCGACGCTCATGCTCGGCGAAATATAGGGATTCGATCGTGGCGTCGGGGAACTCGAGCGGCCCGTAGTTTGCGCCGCGGAGGAAACACACGACGCCGTCAACCCGGCGGAGCTCTTCGAAGTTCAGCCTTGGCAGGTTCACGAAGGCATAGCCGACCAGGAACGGAAAACGCTTCTGGAGGATCTGTTTCGTCCGGTGATGTCTCAACTCGGTGTAGAACGACGGCATGAAGATGTCGAAGCCGTCCTTGCGGCAGTTTCGCTCGATGATGGATTCCATGCGCCGGCTTTCCGGCAGGCCCTCGTCGACGGCCGCCATGCGCTGATAGCCGGGCGCAACGCGAATTGCGTACCAACGTGATCCCTTCATGCTTGTCCCCTCTTCGTAATGCGCTGGCTTGCTAATGCTCTGGATTGATGGTGTTCGCAGTATTTACCGGCAGCCTTGGCTGCACAGAAAAGATAGGGGCCGCCGCTGTTGAGGGGCCACTTGCACTCGCCGGGGAGCAAATCCTCTAGACGTTTCGCATATGGCAAACGCCTCACATCGTAATCGTTGACCGGGACCGGTTCTCTCTCGTGAGGAGTGTACGGTTTGCGCGTTTCCACCTTCCTCGGAGCTGGTGCGGCCTTGTGGGGCCTGGTACTCTTAGATCGTTGTTTCTCCGGGAAAAACGCGCGATTTCGAAATGCGATCCCGACGATTACGTTTCGAGAGACACCGAAGCGTTTTGCGATCTGCGAAGCGGACAAGTCGTCCTTCCAGAGCTTCGAGGCGGCCTCGATGTCGACGGTGCGGTGCTGAATGGTCATGCCGCGCGCTCCTCTTCCGCCGGCTCGGCCGCTTCGATTTCGGACTTCACCTGACCGCGATACGCCATCTGCTCGGCCGTGACCTGGCTGGCATCGGGGAGCGCCAGCATGCGGGCGAGCTCGTCGGCGCGCTCCGGCGATACCGGCGGGGGCTGGACGTTCAGCTTGGTCTGGATCCTGCTGCGGTTGACGCGGACGGCGATCGGCGACCAGACCTCGTCAATTGCCCACAAGTGGACCGAGCCGGCCGGCAATTCCCTAGACTTGGCGAGCTGCGCGAATTCCAGATGGTCGACACCTTCGGCAACCCTGACGAAGCCCTTCTCCGCCAGTGCGACGGCGCGCTCACGCTGGGTGACGCGCAGGTCCATGAGCCCATGTGAGCTGGGCAGCGTTCGGCTGACGGAGTCCTCGATCGCCCTAAGCGTTTCCTGCTTGCGAATCCGGTGCTCGCGGATGAGACGGCATTCGGCATTGGCCATGGCTGCAAGCTCGGCCGGCAGGGGAATGAAAGCCTTGTTGATGTTCTCGTATTCGCCGCGCTTCAGCTTCACGTAGGCCCGGCGCAGCCCGAAGACCGGCACGTTGCGGAGGGAAAGGCGGTATTCTTCGACCGGGTTTGCAGCAGTGATCGTTTCGGAGATCCGCATCCCGCCGCTCATGAGGCCTTCGATGCACTGGCCGATTTCGTCGGCGCCGGCCGGGGCAAGCTGCTCAGTGAGAGCGGAAATCTCCTGCTGCAAGGTCGACAGTTTGGCCGGCAAATTGTTCATCTGGTTCACCGTAGAGTTCTCGTTTCAGCCTTGCGTGGATGTCGTGATGGCGTTGCATGGAAGGGCTTTGCGGCCGTGGCGGCGCTTGGGCCTGCGGATGCTGGCGCCCTCCTCCGCGGTCCTGGTCACGGGTCAGCCAGGAAACGACGAAGCGTTTCATGCCCTTGCTGGTCTTGCGGTTCTTGGGATTTGCGTTGAGCCACGAACGCATTGCCGCCAGCTGTTGGCGAACGTTCACGGCAGGGAAAGCCTCGGACCACTCGGCAACGTCCGCCTCGGAAATCGAAACCATGTCGCCATTGACAGTCGGAAGCTCGATCACCGTCGGCGAGGCCGGAGCGGATTTTTCCGCCTCCGGGCAAACATCCGAACGGAGTGAGGATATGTTGGTGTCTGGTGTACTGGTGTCTTTTGTGTTTCGTTTTTGTTTCGCTTCAGCACCTTCCGTTGTTTCAGAATGTGTTTCAGCGTTTTGATATTTGCTGTAATTACAGACAGTTACGAGCGTCTTCCCTGTTTCAGAAGATGTTTCAATCATGTTCTGGCTGGAAAGCAGCTCAAGGAACTGGTGAACGCGCCGCGTCGAGGTCCATTTCCATGCCGCCTGCATCTCGCGGATGGTCACGAAAAGGCTTCCTGCAGGGACGGGCATGACAGACGCGCCGATGCGATGCACGGTGTCCTTCCATGCCGCTTTGGAGATGAGCCACAGCCAGGCCTCTCGCTCGCTGAACGGCTCAGCGGCGAACACCTCGTGATCGAAGATTGAGGTCTGGACGCGAATCCACCGGCTCATTCTACCACCACGACTTTTCTGTCTCGTCGTAGCCGGCGAAACGAACGGGCTTACGGGGAGCGTTCAGAGCCGCCATCTGGCATACCGTCGGGCCCAGCCGATCGCGGTTCATCTTCATATCGATAAGGGTGTCGGCCTCGTGTTCCTTGATGTCCAAGGCCTCGGCGATCGCCATCGTGTCGGGCCCAAACTTGGCGTAGGCTTCCAGGAAGGTCACGCCACACCTCCCGGCTCGTGGAACAAACACAGCTCAGCATCGGTTGCGCGATCAAAGAGGAGGTCTGAATGCCTACCAAGCCGATCCCGAGACCCAATGACCCTGAATTCCCGCCAGACATGCCGCCGGATGTGCCGCCAGATCTGCCGGAGCCACCGATCGAAGAGCCAGAGCCCGACGTAGGCCCGGACGAGGTGCCTGGCGAGGAGGTCCCGCAGAGAATGAGCAACTAAGCTTGTCATGCAGCCTCGTCCTTCGGTTTCTGAGCGCCCTCGATGCGCCGGACGGCGATGTCGGCATATTCGGGATTGAGTTCGATCAGGATGCTGCGTAGGCCGAGCTGCTCGGCGACGAGGCCGACCGTGCCGGAACCTCCAAATGGGTCGAAGACCAGACCAGAGGTTCGGTCGAAGGTCTCGCAGATGGGGCCGCAGCCGCTGGCCGCACCGCAACAACCGCAAACGGTCTTGGGAGATCCGGCAGAGAGGCACCGCCGCGCCAATTCGCGCGGGAACGTGGCAAAGTGCGCTTCGCGGCAGCCCTCAATGTTGAACGTCCAGACGTTGCGGCCATTCCGCATGTCGGGGGTGGTATAGGTTTCGACCCAAGTGCCAGCGCGATTCTGGCCTGGAGCATTGCCCTTGGCGGGCTTGTACTGGCCATCCTTCCGGCGAGCGTGCGCATTGCCTGTCGTCGGCTCTTTCAGCGCCTCCGGGTCAAAGAAGTATTTCTCGCTCTTAGTAAGGAGCCAGACCTTCTCATGCACGGCGGCGGGTCGGTCGTCGACGGATTCGGGCTTTGGGTTCGTCTTGTTCCAGATGATCTCGGAACGGACCCACCAACCGTCATCCTGCAGAGCGATCGCAAGACGGTTCGGGATCATGCAGAGATCCTTGGGCTTCATGAACCCACCAGCGACTACACGACCGCCGCTCTCGAAGTGCGATTGGCGATCGCCAGACGAGAAAGCCCCACGCGCCTTCGAGTGCTTCGGATCATAGACCGGTCCGACCGTGGAGAACGGCTTGTCCCGAAAGGTTCGATCATCACTGCCGTCAGCCTTGTAGGCCTCTGCGCTCTTCCCGTTCGGGGTCGCCGCATAGCAGTCGCCATAGTTGACCCAGACGGTTCCGTGCGCTTTGAGAATGCGCCGGATCTCGCGGAAGACGCAGACCATGACGTCCAGGTGCTCGCCGAGTGTGCGCTCGAGGCCAATCTGCCCTTCGACGCCATAATCCCGCAGACCCCAGTACGGCGGGCTGGTGACGACACAGTCGACCGAACCGGATGGCATGCGGCGCATGGCCTCGATGCAGTCACCGACATAAATGGTGCAACGGCCATCGAGGATGGAGCGGGTTTCAACCGTCATGCCGCCTCCCCGTGCTTTTCGAGGGCAACCAGAGACTGCTTGCACCGGTCACGCAGTCGAGTGATCACCGCGAGTTTCTGCAGCTTCACGCCGTTGTCGGCCCGGTTCATGCTGCCCTTGATGCGGAAGATCTGAGCTTCGAGTTCGGCGATCTCTTCGCGGAGGAGTTCAGCTTCGGTCATTCTGCCGCCTCCCGAAATTCGGCGAGGTGGCTGCAGTTTGACGAGACCAGCGCACAGGCGACCGGCGGCGAGACAGAGTTGCCGACACAGGAGACCTGAACCGACTTCGAGAATTCGCGCCAGACTGGGCCGGCCCCGTCTGCTTGATAGTTCCAAGCACCATCAATGACGTAGTCGGACGGGAACCCCTGTGCATTGAAGAGTTCGCGCGGTGTCAGCATCCGCATCCCGATATCGACGATTACGAAGGTCTCGCCCGAGATCTCGACTGTCACGAACTCGCGATCGTCCCAGAATCCGTGCGCGCGCATGAAGCGAGCGACCTGGCGCGCACGATCGGCCTGCGCCTCGGTGAAAGGCGGCGCCGCAATGCCCGCTTCAACATGACTGAAGCGCGGCTTTGTCGTTATCGTATGGAAGGGCTCAGTTTCCGGCGTGTCCTGGTCGGAGCCGTAGTAGGCGGACAGGAACGGCGTTACGAGTTGCGACTTGCCTCCGCAGTTGTCCGCCATCACCGTCGCGGCCGGCTCGTTGGCGGCGTGCCCGGTTGATCTGCCAAACTGGCGAGCGACGAAGGCGCTGACGAGGCTCTGTTGGCTTCCCGATTGGGTGATGGTCGCCAACGGTTCATCCGCCGCACGGCCCGGACGAGCGGTCTCGCTACCATCGGGGCGCGGATCCCCATTGTGTTGGGCCATGAAAGCAACTATTGGGCTCTGCGTGCTGCCCCTGCCGACGATCGTCGACAGTGGTTCGCACGCATCATGGCCAGGCTCAAGATAGTTGTTTTGCGCAAGGAAGGCGACCGCAACGCAGCCATCCGCCTTGGCCGTGATCGTTCCGAAAGGCTCGTCGCCAGCACGTGGACGGCTTTGCCCTGCCCGGCCGCCACAACCCACCAGCGTCGGCACGATGACGGAATTCTGATCCTTGCTGCTGGCAGTAATGGTGTGGTGCGGATCCGCCACCGAGCGGACGGAGCCGCCTTGCTGAGCAGCGGTCAGAACCGGCGCAATGATGCCCAAAGGCGCTGCGCCACCCGGCCGCTTGATAAAGCTGTTCGCCGTCACCGTTGACAGCGGATCGCGCATATCCTGTCCGGTCGCGCCGGTGTTGAAGCGGATCACCGAGGGGGCAACGACGGCATGGCTGATACCTCCTGCGGTGACGACGCCGTGCGGTTCGTCAATGGGATACTCCCTGCGACCCCCGCTATCGCCGTGCGCGATACTGACCAAGAACGGACGCTCCGCATCAAGCACATAGCGCCTCATGCCGCGGGCCACGCGGGCCATCGTTGCATCCGCGAGCGGTCGCACCGCGCGTAGCTGGTGCTTCGCCCAGATCTCTGCCGAAGTATCGAAGATCGAGGGGCAAGGCAGAGACCAGTCAATGCATTCAGCTGCGGTGCGCCACGGCAGCTTCCTGCCGGAAATCACATCCGGGTCCTCAGGCTTACCGTGAGTGGGCTCAGGCCAGGCAATCGGCTTGCCGTCGAACCGAATGATCACGAACAGCCGCTTGCGGATCGTAGGAGCGCCATAGTCGCAGGCACGCAGCTCGCGAAACTCGATCTTGCCGCCGAGCCGCCGCAGCTTCTTGCACCATTTCTCGAAGTTCTCGCCGCGTCGCTCAGGGTCAGGCATCAGCCCGCGATCGGTCGCGACCAGCGGACCGTAATCTTTGAACTCCTCGACGTTCTCCATGATGACGACATCGACGCGGCCGCCACTCTTCTGGATGCGCTCGATCCAGCCAGGAATGATCCAGCAAAGATCGCGGATGTTGCGCTCCACGGGCTTGCCGCCTTTGGCCTTGGAGAAATGCTTGCAGTCCGGGGAGAACCAGGCGAGGCCGATGTGCTTGCCCTTGAGGTGGTCGAGAGGATCGACGCGATAGACGTTCTCGGAGAGGTGGTGCGTCTCTGGATGATTGGCCCCGTGGAGCGCCAGCGCATCAGGGTTGTGGTTGATGGCGTTGTCCGGCGAGCGGCCGAGCGCCATCTCAATGCCGGTCGAGGCTCCACCGCCGCCGGCGAAGCTATCGACGATAAGGGGCGCGCCGACATAGGCGGAGGCCATCAAAGCGCCGGTGCTAGTCTCGCTGAAAAGGTCAGTCCTGAACATTGCGATCCCCCTCTTCTTCCCTCAGCTCAGGCGCGATTGCGAATGCCAAGCGCCGAGCGAACCGCAGCAACGATCGAGCGAACGAGATGCGCATCCTCGCCACCAAGGAGGGCTGTGGCCCTTGCGATTGCATCGTCATTCTTCCGCACCTCCTGCCGTGCCTGGTAGATAAGCCCGCTCACCGCTTCAACGCGGAACAGCTCTTCAGGCCTGATGGAAATTCGGGGATCGGCGTACCAAGCGTCTCTGGTGCGCGTGTAAGACCAGCCTAGAGAACGGGCTGCCGTTGCGATGCGTGTCTGGACGCTGCCGACAGACGGAGGTGCTATCTCCCTCCGCAGTGCGTGCTGACAAAATGCGATCGTGGACATTTCTGATTTCTCCGACGACTTCTCGGACATTTCCGACAACTCCTGTGCGATCTCTTCTCGGGTCTAAGGAGAAGCGCGATGCGCACAGGCATTACTTCCGATGGAGAGGACGGCGCCGCGCCAACGGCTGCCGGTCCCTCCCAGGTCTTTCCGTTTCGTAGGGGCTCCGCCGCAGCTGCCCCTACTGCCGGCGACGTGACCTCGTCGTCGCCGGCCCCTATTCCCCTGGGTGACGCTGTTCGAGCCGTGGTGATGAACTTGGCGAACAAGCGGATCAGGGTGCATGTGTTGCGGCTGGTCCCGAGGGAGGAGGACCAGGACCAGCCGCTCTAGCCGGGGGAGGAAACCGGCCAGTTCGTTTTCAGAAACGACCGTCACGAACGTCCGCCAGGATCACGGCGGCCAGTTCGTCATCAGTCATTTTCAGGAATTTGTTTTCAGCGATCAGGTCGCGGCGCTCGGCAACGAGCCGCCCGATCCTGTCGCAGGCCGCGTTGAAGATCTTCGCGCCGATGACGGCGAGGCCGATGGAAGCACCACAGACAAGCAAGGTATTCGTCATCATGCAGCCCTCTTCTGATCTGAACTTGGATTGGACGAAGCGGCGCGGCTCACCTGGGCGCGATGGAAATCCACCCTGCCCTCAATGCTTCTTTGAGCTGCCGCGTCTTCCGATTTGGATGGTCGGAGGTACTCGCTCATGCGACTTCCTCCGCCTGCTCGCGCATAGCCTTCTGGCAAGGATGGCAATGGTTCTCGCCATAGCCGCCGCACGCTTCTGGGTTCCGGCAGTTGGGCCGGAGGACGTATTTCGGCTTGGCAATGAAAGAAGGCGCATGGTCCCCGGCCGCAGCCATAGGGTCTCCGCCACCATGCTGGCGACCGTCAGCCGGTCCGGCTCCCGAGGCACGCTGACGGTCGCTCTCCTCATTGGCCCTACTCACCGTATCAACGGTCGCGGCGCCTTTGGCCTCCGCTTCCTCCTCGGTTTTCGTCAGGAATTCCGGTGCCTGTTCAGGCGAATTGGTTGCCCGTTTTTCGTCCGGGCCAGACGCGCTTGCGACGGCGTTTTTGGCTACTTCTTCACTTTCGCCTCCTGCGCTCGTTGCGATCTCTTGTTCTTCACGCTCGATCATGATGTCGACGGCGGCGATCAGAGCCGCGCGGCCGACTTCCGTCTGCACGCCGGTAGCAATCGTCTCGACGAGTTTGGCGCTGACATCCGCCTCGATGATCTCGCCCGTGGTGGGGTCAAATTGTTCAATGTTTTCTCGTACGCGGGCGGGCGCAGGCGCATGAGGGGATTTGCCCTCGTAGGCGCACAGGTACAAATCGAAGATGGCGCCCTGCTCCGCGACGGTGTCGGAACCCTTCTTCGCGACCTTGCGCAGATGAGCGACGACGTTGCCCATAGCGGTCTTGTCGAAGCCCGTGGATTTTGCTTCCGCGTAAATGTCGCGGATGTCCTCGCCGATTGTGTCCTGCTCTTCCTTCAGGCGAAGGATGCGGTCGATGAAAGCTCGTATTTGGGCGTCGGAGGTCATGCTGATGCCCTCTCCTTCGCAGCCCTCTGCGAGGCCAACCATTTGAACGTCACGCCTTTGATCTTCCGCCTCTGGCTCGCGACAACGACACTCTCCCAATACTTTGGGTTGATGCTTTCACGCAGGCGCATCTGACGTGCCGCCTCGTATCCGCAGCCGACCTCATCGGCGAAATCACCTATGGTCGGCCACTTGTTGATCAGGTCAGAAATGGAAGTGGGTGCGTTGCTCATGCCGATAACGTACAAAACGTACGGCGCCGATGCAAGCCCAAATCGTACACATTGCACGAAAGAAAACAGCCATAATGTACGAATGGAAAGTCCGAAAGACAGATTGAGGCAAGCAAGACAGGCCGCCGGCTATGCGACGCCGACCGAGGCTGCGCGCGCGCATCCGCGTGAAATCAACGTCAACACCCTCATCAGCAACGAAAACGGCAATCGCGACATCTCGCGCAAGGCTGCGGAGAAGTATGCTAGGCTTTTCGGGGTCGATGCAGGTTGGATACTCTACGGCGAAGGCGACAACCTTGATAGTGTCGCCCCGAAGCAGCCGCGTGAACCGGCTAACGCAATAGTAACCGGCGAGATGGCACAGAAGGGTTCCAAGATACCGCTATATGGCGCCGCCGTCGGCGGCGACTATGGAGAATTTGAACTGAACGGGAATAGACTTGACGATATCTTCGCCCCGCCCAGCTTAAGCGGTATCCCGGAAGCCTACGGCGTCCAGGTTGTTGGAGAGAGCATGTGGCCGCGCTACGAGGACGGCGAGACCGTTTATGTAAATCCGCGACGGCGGCCGGTAAAAGGCGACTACGTCGTTGCCCAGATTCACCGCGAAGAGCATGGACCAAAACTAGCGTTCATCAAGAAACTGGTCCGCCATACTCAAAGCGAACTGATCCTCGAGCAATTTAACCCGGCAAAGCAGATCCGCTTTAATGGCAACGAAGTTGACACTGTTCACTATGTTCTGAGAAGCGGTGAATGAAGGCCATCGCGACCGTCCTGTGTCTCTCGCTCCTGTCGTCGTGCTGGTCCAACGACGACTCTTATTCCCTCTTCAGGTCGTCGGCTTTAGACGGCTCTATGCGCGTCTACATAGCTTCATTCAATGCACCTGACGGCGCCGATGATGGATACAACAAAGAGAACTGTGCGATTGCCGCTCAACTCTTCCAATCCCAACCGGGCGTAACCGTTCGGTATTGGTGTGAAAAGGCAAAATAAGCCCTCGTCCACCTCCACCAAGCTGACATCTTTCGGCATCCGAAGGTACTTGGGATGCGCGACTACTAGCCGCGCGTTCGCGCCGAGCCCTTCCCCCTTGATTCTACGCGAACTCAGCTATCGTACAAAACGTACATAATTGGCTTGCCATCGTATCGTACATATTGTACGTTCAGTTCATCAACACACGGCCACGCCGGGAGATGAAACGATGGGCACGATGGTTACCCGATACAGGATTGAGGACGAGGTAGGCCGCGTCCTGACGGTCGAAGGCTTCTTCTCCTACGAAGTCGACGACGCTCTGCAGTTCCGTTGCGAAGACGAAGCCTACGAAGAGGCCCGCTCCTTCCCCCGCACGACCGTCGAGCGCTTCGAACGCTATTCGACCTTCCCTGACTTCTTCCTCTCCGAAACCGTCTCGAGCGAGAGGAACGCGGCATGATCACGGCATCACAGCTCCGCGACTTCGCTTTCTTCCTCTCGAACACCAGCAGGTGGGAGCTTGAGAAGGCGGGCATCATTACGCCGGGCCCGAGCGGCGACACGGCTTGGAAGCGCTTCAACAACGACTTCGACGTGTTCGTCATCAAGCTCTCCGCGGAGAAGCTGGGCGCCCTCTCTGACATGATCAGCGGATACATGCAGGTCTGCGAGTATTCCCGCGAGCAAGCCGCGGCTGCTGCCCGGAGGGTCGCGTGATGGTGGAGATTTCCGTTGCGTCGACCGTCGAGGTTGATCACGCGGTTAAACAGAATGCTGCGGTGGCTATTGGCGTATCCGGCGGAAAGGATAGCCAAGCAGCAGCGCTGGCCACATTCGCCTACCTCGACGCGAAGGGGCATGTAGGCCCGCGTGCTCTGATCCATAGCGATCTAGGATCGGTCGAGTGGAACGATTCACTGCCTACCTGCGAGCGCCTTGCCGAACATCTCGGCGCCGAGCTCATCGTCGTCCGCCGCAAGGCCGGCGATCTAATGGAGCGCTGGGAGGCCCGCTGGGCGTCCAGCAAGCAGCGTTACGCGGAGCTCAGCACTGTGACGCTGGTGCCGTGCTGGTCGACGCCCTCGCTTCGCTTCTGCACATCCGAACTGAAGACGCATATCATCCGCGCCGAGCTAAGGCGCCGCTTCAAAGGCATGCAGGTCGTCAATGTCACCGGCGTCCGCCGGCAGGAAAGCGCAGCGCGCGCCAAGGGATCGATTGCCGATCGCGACGGTGACGGGATCATCAACTGGCGCCCGATCTCGGACTGGAGCGTTGCGGAGGTGTTTTCCTACATCGCGCATCGCGGCCTTTCGGCTCACATGGCCTACGCGACATTCGGCATGAGCCGCGTTTCGTGCCGCTATTGCATCATGTCGAACATCGATGATCTCAAGGCAGCTTCGGCACAAGAGGAGGCGCGGCCCCTCTATCGCCGCATGGTCCAGCTGGAGATCGACAGCAGCTTCGCGTTCCAAGGATCCAGGTGGCTTGGCGACATCGCTCCACAACTCCTCTCAGAGGAAATGAGGGAAGCGCTGGCTCTGGCAAGGCACCGGGCCATTCTACGGAAGGACATCGAAGGGCAGATCACCAAACCCATGCTCTACGTGAAGGGTTGGCCTACCCGCATGCTCACCGACGATGAGGCCGCAATCCTTTCCTCGGTGCGAAATAAAGTTACCGAGATCTACGGCTTCGAGTCTCAATGCCTCACGGTCGACAGTATCCACCAGCGCTACGCAGACTTGATGTCAGAGCGTGACCGGAGGGCTGCATGATGGCGCACATCAACACCCTCATTCCGAAGGCGAAAGCCGCCATCCCCATCGCCTACGCCTGCTCACCGGCAGATCGATACTGCGAGTGCGGTCACTGCGACCTCCCGCCGGCGCGCAACATCGATCTGGACGCGGTCGCCAACCTGAACCGCGCCACCACCGCAACCGCCATGTGCCTGATCCTGATCGCCCTCCTCCTCGGCATTTTCGCCGCGGGCCTTTGGCGGACGGAACAGGTGCACAAAGCAATCGTCGCCGAAAGGAATGTCTGATGGCCATGCCCGACCTTGACTACAACCTTCATCGCCAGACCGAGGCGGCAAAGTCGCTTCTGTCCAGCCTTCGCGACCAAGGCGTTGACGATGACGCCGAACTGGTCGCTGACGCGATCGAGGGCGAAACCAACCTCCTCGAGGCTATCGAAGCTGCCGTCGCCCAGATCGACGAGTGCGACGTCCTCATCACCGGCTTGAAAGCCAAGGAAGAGGAATTCGAGACCCGCCGCAAGTCGATCGAGCGACGCGCCGAGCGCGTTCGGGCTCTGATCGAACAGGCGCGATGCTCGCCACCGATCAAACCTCGCTAAAGCTGCCTACAGCCACCCTGTCGCTCACGAAGCGCGCGCGCCCGGCCTGATCGTCAACAGCGAAGCGGACATCCCTTCCCGGTTCTTCGTCGAGCAGGAGCGCCCCGCGCCGAAGCTGGACAAGAAGGCCTTAGCCGCCGCGATCAAAGCCGGCGAGCAAGTGCCCGGCGCCAACCTCGACAACGGCAGCATCTCTCTTTCCGTCCGGAGGAAGTAATCCATGAACGCCATCACGAAATTCGACCTGTCGCCGCGCCAGATCGCGCTGGTTCAGCAGACCGTCGCCAAAGACTGCAACGCCGAAGAGTTCAACCTCTTCATGGAGGTTGCCCGGGCAAAGGGCCTCGATCCGTTCCTCGGCCAGATCATTCCGATGGTCTTCTCCAAGAACAACGCCAACAAGCGGAAGATGACGATCATCATCAGCCGCGACGGCCAGCGCGTCATTGCGCAGCGCTGCGGTGACTACCGGCCGGCGAGCAAGCCAGCCACGTATGAGCTCGACGCCTCGCTCAAGAGCCCGCTCAACCCCCAGGGCATCGTATCCGCCACCGTCTATCTCTGGAAGCAGGACCCAAAGTCTGGCGAATGGTACGAGGTCGCCGGCCAGTCGTATTGGGAGGAGTTCGCCCCGATCAAAGATGAATGGGCGGAGAACGAAAAGACCGGCAAAAACTACAGGACCGGCAAGCAGACGCTGGATGACTCCGGCAACTGGTGCCGGATGCCCCGCCTCATGATCGCCAAGTGCGCCGAGATGCAGGCGTTGCGCGCCGGCTGGCCGGAGCAGTTCACCGGTCTCTATGACGAAGCGGAAATGGATCGGGCGAAGATCATCGACTTGACCGCGTCCGAGATTGTCGAGCACGAGCGCGAGGAAAACCGCCTCAAAGCCGTCGGCGCCTCCAATTCCATCACGATCACCTGGGGCGACAATTGGGCGCTTGAAAATGTGCCCGTCGGCGAATTCTTCGACCGGGCTTGCGAGTTCATCGAAAAGGAGCCGCCGGCAAAAGTAGCGAAATGGCGGGACGCCAACCGCGAGCCGCTGAAAATGTTCTGGTCGAAGCATCCGGGCGATGCGCTCGAACTGAAGAGGCGGCTTGAAGCCGCAATTGCGCGGCCGGCGGCAAAAGGCCCGTCTGATGCCGAGCTCCGCAGCCATCCGCTGATGGCGGGCTGACATGAGCGGCCCGGTCCTCTTGCAGTGGAACGGCGAGGCCTTCCAGCCGGCGAACCGGCATTGGGCCCGCGAATGCGACAAGCGTTACGTGGTCGGCGAGTTCTATACCCTCGCCGAGCACAACGACCGGAGCATGAATTCTCACCGGCACTTTTTCGCCGCCGTGAACGATGCCTGGCGCAATCTGCCGGAACAGTATTCCGGCCTGCCCTTCGCCGAGTCCGCCGAGCACCTCAGGGCCTATGCGCTGATCCGGACCGGCTACTGCGATGCTCATACGATCGTCTGCAGCACGAAGGCCGAGGCGATGCGCCTCGCCGCTTTCATCCGTCCGATCGACGCCTTCTCTGTCGTCGACGTGAAGGAGGCGACCGTCACGCGATACGTCGCCAAGAGCCAATCCATGAAGGCCATGGGCAAGCAGGACTTTCAGGAGAGCAAGACGGCCGTTCTCGACTTCCTCGACGATCTAATCGGAGTCGAGCGCGGCACCACGCAACGAAACGCGGGAGCCGCAGCATGAGCGTCTTAGACTTGATCCTTGGTCACCTTCGGCGGGACCCGGCCAGTGTGATGAACGGGGTTGTCCTTGCCAGCACCTTCCGTCGGGTTCTCTCGCTTTTCGGACTGGCCGCTTCGCGCCGGCGGCACATCGGCGCCCTCGCTACCAGACTCGTCCGCCTGGTCTGGCAATGGCACCGGTTCGAAGTCCATATCCGGAGGCGTCGTCGTCTGCCGGTTCTTGTGGTCTTTGGGATCGATCATTGTCGGAGTCCTTTCGCATCGCGGTTTCAACCAACCGCGTTCAGTAAGGTTCCACTCAACGGGGGGACCGCGTGATGGCCTACCGCATCGCCAACTCCGTTCGTCCCGATCCGACACCAAAGCGGAAGCCGACGAAGAACAAAGATTACCTCGCGTTCATCCACGAGCTGCCGTGCTGCGTATCAGGCCGCTACGGCGTCGAGGCTGCGCACCTGTCTTGCGCGGCTCCCCGATTTGGTCATTACGGTCGTGGCAAAGGCAGCAAGGTTTCCGACCGCTGGGTTCTGCCTCTTCATCCGGACGAGCACCGCCGCCAGCACGGCATGAGCGAAGAGCGGTTCTGGCGCGCCGCCCGCATCAACCCGCATGTTCTCGCCCTTACCATTCACGGTCTCTGGTCGGACATGGGCGAGGATGCGACGCCATTCGCAACTGCTATTATCAATCAGACGTTGGCCGACGCCGGCGCGCTCCGGTCGAGGGACGAGGTATGAGCACCGACACGCTCGACATGTTCGCAATCGAGACGAAGTCGTCGGCTATCAGTTCCGAATGCGGAGCCTACCGTTACCGCCTTGAGCGGCAATGGGACGGCGAAAAGCCAAACGTCGCCTTCCTTATGCTGAACCCATCCACGGCTGATGCCAGCCGAGATGATCCGACGATCCGCCGGTGCATCGGCTTCGCGAGATATTGGGGCTTCGGCGGCTTGATCGTTGGCAACCTCTTTGCCCTTCGCTCCACCGCCCCGAAGGCCCTGTATGACCATCCCGACCCGATCGGGCCCGACAACGATCAGCACATTCTTGCGATTGCAAAGAGCGCCCGTAAGATCGTTTGCGCGTGGGGGACACACGGAGCTCTTCATGACCGCGGTCGTCAGGTCGCCGAACGGCTCGAATTCTTCGACCTCGTCGCGCTGAAAGTCACAGCAGACGGCCAGCCAGGTCATCCGCTGTACCTCGCTGCCGATATCCAACCTAAATCGTATTTTGCGCCATGACAGCTATACCAGACCTCACCAACGCCACCCCCGCCACGCGCGAATACTACGCTCTTCCCGAGGAGATCCGCACGGCAGCAAAGGCTATAGCCGGTCCGCCTCGGCCGATGACCCATATCGAAGTCCTGTTGGCGATCGGGACGGCGATCGCAAATGAGCGGGAAGCGGCGAAGAGAGGCGAAAGATGAGAGAGCGTCGCCAATCCGTCGTTCCCCCAGGCAGTTGGCCCCCCCGCATGTCCGCCGACATGGCTGCCGGGTATTGCGGGGAAAAGCATGTCGAAGATTTCCTCGAGCGCGTCGGAACGATCTATCCGAACCCGCGCATCGTTGACAGCACGCGACGGAAGTTCTGGTATCGTGAGGATCTGGACCGGGCGATGAACCTCGGCACATCGACGATGTCCTCAGGATTGGGAGCGAAGTTCCGTGAAAAGATCAGGGAAAAGCGGAACGGTGGAACTGCCTAA